TGGGAAAGGCTGATACGGCTTATCAGAAGCCGAGTGGCGGCGTGCCAAAGAGCGACCTTGCCTCCACTGTTCAGACATCATTGGGAAAGGCTGATACGGCTTATCAGAAGCCGAGTGGCGGCGTGCCAAAGAGCGACCTTGCCTCCACTGTTCAGACATCATTGGGAAAGGCTGATACGGCTTATCAGAAGCCGAGTGGCGGCGTGCCCGTGAGTGATTTGGAAAGCTTCTATGTCTGCCCTGTAAGCGTCAGTGACATTCTTGGCCCGCAGTCAACAACGGTTAAGTCTGCAATTGTAACCATGCGAAATCAGTTGGTGGGTATTCATAAATATGTGTATATACCAGACGCAGATTTAACAGGACCTAGTCTTGGCGTTGTATCTCTAAACGGATCGTATTTTGAACTATCGTTCATCCGAGGGAAGAGCCTGGTGTGCGTCACGGCTGACCCTTACAACAACTACACAGTTAGCACTTATGTCATAGACCAAATCGCCAAGACCCAATTAGCCTCCGCTGTTCAGACATCATTGGGAAAGGCTGATACGGCCGTGCAGCCTGGCGACCTACCTGCTGTAATTACGGCAGAGGAGATGGACGCATGTTTGACCTCATAAACCTATAAATAGTGAAGATATGTATAGCACAGAGTCCATTATCCGAGCAAGCCGGATTACAAAAATTAGCAAGCTTGCAAGCCTGAGCGAGAACTATTTCCCTGACGAACTGTTTTCTTTGATGCTTGTTGCAAAATCTAACAGCGGGGTCGAAAATGGTGATGTGTTGGCTTTTGATGCGATGCTCCCAGATACCAATAATGAGTATGTTGAGGTACCTGTCGTTGTCGGGGACTGGAGTCCCATTGTATTCCGTGCAGTCAAGGCCGGTGCGATCAATCTCTCAAAGGTGGATGCGTATGTAGCACCTATTTATCAATTTACGCTATAAGGTATGCTTACAATAGGATTAAAGAATATTATCGGTCGGAGGCTGATACGCAAAGAGCCTGCACCGCCTGGTGAAGCGAATTACCTGCTGACTGCTGCAGGCAATGTGATTTGTACTGCAGGAGGTAGCAGAATTAAGCTTAGGCCAGGCACGTGAAATTCTACTTAATAATAATTCAAGAATAAACATAGAAGATATGGCAGACAAGACTATTTTACAGTTGACAGACATTGGAGCCCTTCAAGATGGTGATCAAATACCCGTTGGGCGTGTCGGCAAGGCTGAGGACAATAGTACTACGCCCTTAGCGATAAAAAATTATTTGGGAAGTGTCAGTTATATTCAGCAGACTCTGACTAATGAGCAAAAGGCCCAAGCCCGTGAAAATATAGGTGCTGGGAAATATGCAGCCGTCATCACCGATGAGGAAATGGATGCTGTGTTAGGTTAATCAAAATAATTAAATATCAATATTATGGCATACACAAATAGAGAGTTCGCATGGGATCTGGACTCATTAAAGCGTTTTCATGAAACTTATGTAATAGCTCCTCTTACCGCTCTTGCAGACTGGTTAGTGAGTGGCAAGGTGGTTCCCGCTCTCGCTGGCAACCTCGCATCGTGGGCGGGCAGTACCCAGAATGCGAACTACACGCAAGAGAATGTTGTGGAAACTACCGGTGGCGACCTGAGTATTGACAGCAGCGTGCCTGCTACCCTGATGTCGATTGCTGCCAAGACCGACTTCGCGGCCTCGAAGCTCATCGCAACAGGCTTCAACCTTCTGCGCCGTGCTACGGCCGTGGGTAATGGCTGGTATTTCATGGTCCCCGCACTGCCCTTCGGCACTATCAATACGGCATCGCAGCCCAACGGCGTGCTCTTTACCAATGAGAATCACGAGAACCTACGCCCCACGGTGTACTTCAAACCGCTCTCAAGTGGCGTTCCTACGAGCGTTACAGACGGCACGGCTTGCGCGTACACCGACGCCAGCACGGGCGGCAAGGATTACCGCTTCTTTACTACCTCGCAGGCAGGCTATCTCATCGTGAGTGGTATCGACCGCACTACTACCTGTGCGCACATCGGCTGGTCAAAGCGCTACGATGACTATGTTGCCGTCAACGATGCCAGCGATGCAGGTTCCGAGGTGGATATTGCCGCAGGCATCCACGCTCTCCACACCTACGACAAGATGCTGACCGTAGGTAACTCTGCTGACCGCATCGAGAAGAGTGGCGACAATCAGATCACCTGGCACCGACTTGTTGACCGCGTGCAGCCTACATGGACGAACACACCTGTAGAGTCTGAAGGTGAGCCGACGGGCGACTACATCCATACCGCCACCATTAGCGGCATGAAGGCCGGTGGCGCTGCGGCCTTTGAGACGCTGGGTGTCACCCTGCTTGTTGACGGCACAACCATCAGCTTCACCGATCAGAACGCCACCGTTGAGAACGACTACGTGAAGTATGAGCTCGCTACCGAGGCCACAGGCACGGCAGCGGTCAGTAGTTCATTCAGCGTCGAAGACTGGGGCCTGATTATCATCCAAGGCGCTACGGGTAGTGCATACATCAACATTGCCTATGCTCAGGGTATCCCCGATAGCGTGCGTCAGATGTTGAGCAACATCGACAACAAGACCATCCCTGTCGTTGCCGAAGCCATGCTTTATCTCTACAACGAGAACAAAGCCCTGCGCGAATTGCTCACGGGCAAGGACAATGCCGTACTGCCATACATTAAGGTGCAGACCATTGAGTGCGTTGACAAGATGACGATGGGCGTCCCCGATATTCTGGAGAGCAAAAACGCAGGAGCCCCGAGCGCCGCCAACATTCCCGACAATTGGGATGAAGCGACAATGACCGTGTGGAACGGCTGCCCTCGCAAGATTGGCCAGCAGTATGTTGACAAGGCGAGCGGTAAGGTCTATTATGCTATTAAGGTGACAGGCAGCACAAGCGACTGGGCGCCTCTGAATTAAGGTTTAAGAAGTTTAACGGTTTAAGAAGTTTAAAAAGTTATGAAACAGATAGAACAATATAACGACGCTGCAAGTTATAACGCATCTGGCAAGCCCAACTCGGAGAGCCGAGTGGCTAACATCAAGGCTGGCAATATCAGTCAGTTCGACGGCGTGAACGTGCCGACAACCGACACGCCTATGTTTGGCGATGCCGTGTATCTTGACGAAAGCGGCAACAAGGTCGCTATTCGTCAAGACGTGTATAACCGTAGCCTTGTGCCTGCATCATGGACGTACAAAGGCGTGTTCCTGTACTACCATAAGGATGGTCGCTGGGCAACATTCCTTGGCAACTACGCGAGCCTGCCATCAACCAAAGCACTTGGCATCTGCCAGTACGCATGGACTGACGCAGTGTTGACGGGTGTGGAAACCACTAAGACCATCGGCATCCGCTGCGCCTTGGATTGGGCTAACAATACGAGTGTGACGTGCGTCTATACTGCCACCACGCTCGCAGAGGCCGCCGCCGCCATGCAGAGCGCCATCGAAGCACGCTTGACAGAGTTGAGCGCCACGGCTGCGGAAATAGCCTTGTGGCACTGCTATGCCGACGAAGCCAATAACCGCGTAATCGTACAGCGCGACGACTGTAACGACTACCGATTCTATAACTGCTCTGGCCTCACCCATATTTCATGGGGAGATATGCCTGCCAGCGACAACTATCGCAAGGTGAACGGCAAGAGTACGAATTATCGCGGTATTATGAACTTCAAGGGTGCTGCATCGTACTGGGGAACCAGCGGACGTACATTGAGCGCTAATGTCGCTGTGCATAGTGAGGCGGGCAATACAGATCCGATGAAACCCTCCGAGTTCAACACTTCTCCGTATGCGGCCGACATCCGCGTCTATTACAAAACCTATGAAGCATATCTTCGTGGCGAGTTCGGCATTCAGAACCTGATGAAGGTTGGCGTTTTCGCGCTACCTGATGGCGAGGCGCTGACGGCTAAGTATGGCCCGATGATGGCCCCCACTAAGAGTGGCGGCACGAAAGCCATGTATCCGAATCACAACTGGGCGTACAACCAAGGCGGACATCTGTGGGATGCGAACGAAGGCGTGCTGATGATGGAGGATGCAAATCTTGACGCCATCAACCGCACGCAGACCAAGGCAGGTAAGGTGACGTTATCTAATAGCTCGTACCGGTGGTATGCTGAGAGGTACGACGTCTCTGCCTGTTGGAATTTCAGCGGCTACACCCGTACCCTCTACTACAGCTTCGTGTTCACCGCGTTTCAGGTTGGGGCCATCGCGCTTTTATAAAAATTAAACTTAAAAAGTCTCTGTGCGTGTCGTAAGACCGCACAGAGCCATAAATTAAAATATGGATTACAGTAATTTCCGCGACTACGGAGAGTATTTAGAATATTGCTACGAAGAAGCGGCAGACAAACTTGAAATTAAAACATTATGACACAATCAGAAATCATCGAGCGCAAGAATGCTCTGGACAGCGAGAAGCTGACGCTACAGTCGCAGCTTAACAGCGACGACTACAAGACACAGAAAAATTCGGAGTATAAGGAGGCGGGGTTGCCATATCCTTATGATCCCACAGAACTGCACGCCAAGCACCAGGCATGGCGCGACCGCATCAATGCTATTGAGGATGAAATCAAGCGGCTGAATGCGCTGAAGCCCGAGGATGAAACGCCCACGCCGGAGGCCGAGGAATGAAGGAGGAAGGCCGACAGATCAATGCCGAGCGGGACAAGGCTCGACCGAAGGTCAACGCGGCGGCATCGAGTAAAACGGGAAATAAGCCGATTGAAACCTGCTTATTTGGTCGCTTATTTACATATTAAGCGAAAAACCCCGAAAAACGGCCCTATTTTTTCCAATATTCGGAATAAGGCCAAGAAAGAGAAAGAGGAGTCATCGAGGCTCCTCTTTTTTGATTATCTCTTCGCTCCAAGTTTATCAAGAATCTTTAGGCACTTGTCGTAAGTGACCCCGACGTACTTATCATCGAAGTCCGCATGAATCTGACGGTTCGGCTTCGCAAACTTGTTCCACTGCTTGATGATTTCGCGGATGTGATACACCTTTGTGCAATAACCAGGCAGATGAAAAAAGTCGCACGGCTTGCAACCGCGATACCACTCATGCGTACTATTGTACTCAATGCCCCAGCGGATATTCCCCTCAATCCATGCGTAGATAATCTTCTTGATATATTCCTTGCGCTTCCTTCCGCTGCTGCGCTCCCGTGCCCAGCACTGGACGTAAGCGTTGGCGATGTTGTACCACATACCGTATGACGTACCGTAATCGCCGTGCCGCATCTGGTCGTACATCCATTCGAGGTAGTAGTAAGTGTGCAACGGCCCTCGCCCGCTGTGGGTCATTCTGACGTGCTTCATCGGTCAATCCTCCTTGATTATCATTTCTTTGTCAATTTTACACATCCGTAATGTCTGTTGCAGTTCGTGAACGTATTCGACCTTGTGGCAGCACGTCACAAGCGGGGACTCGACGCGAACCATCCACCCATCTTTCGGATCGTCGTTCAATTCACGGCACCATAAAGAGACAGATGTCATCGTGTCAACCCACCATAACCATTGGTGTTGCCCCTCGATGTCGTGGAAGTTAAACTTTTTGAATCCATTCTTCTCGAGTATCTCAGCGGACAGCGGTATCGGCTGCAAGTCGCACTCGTGCCAGTCGCCATCAATGACCGCCGCCCACCCGTTGCTGCCGCCATTGCCCACGTCAACTCTATACACCTTTCCAATCTTGTTGCGACGGGATATTCCCACCCAGTCGCCAATCATCAGTTCTGTTGCTTTCATAGTTCCTTTACTGCTTTAATTGTTATTCTCCTTAATATGATTCTCCATAAGACAACGGGCAATAGGCGAACTGCTGCGGGTTCCTATCAACAATCAGCGAATCGCGTTTAAGACCTTTAAGCGCGATGATCTTTCCGATTTTCCACAGATATACCTTTCCGCTGTTAGCATACTTTTCTATGTATTCTTCTGAAACACAAAGACGAGAAGCGAACCATCCTGCGCTATAGTGGTCGATGTGGGTTTCCCTAACCTCATCAACCCTGCACCAACACCGAATATCGTCTGTGCCTTTCTCTACCACGAAGAAGCCATCCTCGCCAATCCTCATGTGCTTTGGCAGACACTTCCTCATCTCGAACTCCTTCTCGCCGGAGATAATCTTCTCCAGCAAGTTCTTGGGTAACATTATATCACCTTCATGAAACTTCGGTTCAACCTTATCAGCAGGCTTCTGCTTGCCTTGCTTTTCAAGCCACGCAATCCAACAAGAACGAAAGCCACCTTTTTCTTTAAGGTATTTGGCTATTTCTTTAGGAATCCATTTTTCACCCTCGCTCTCTTTGAGTTCGGGAAAGATTTCATCAGGATAAATTGTCACAAAACCGTTTTTTTCTGGTGTACAACCAAGTAACATCTTTTTTACTCTTTCAATAACCTCGTCATATCTACGGGCTTTTTCTTCTATTGATAGTTCTCTCATAATTGTTTATTTATTTATCTAAGTCAATAACTTTTTTATTGCAATGATATTTTAAGAAATACTCCAAGTGAATAAACCTACCCATAATTATTGGTTCTTCGCTGTAAGACCAATCCATATTCATAAGTGTTTCTCCACTTTCGGTATCAATGATTGCATATATAAAGAATAATTCACCATCATTCATATCCATCAACCTTTGTAGGTCTTTGGATTTATATAGATTCATGCAATTGTTTTTATCGTGTGAAGCATCAAAGAGAAATGCTTTTGCTTTTTCTTTATCCATAATCACAACATTTTAAGTTCGTGTAAACGTATAACCATTTCGTAGCAAGCATCAATAGGATTGTCAAACCAATCCCCTATATATCCATCACCAATATATGCTTTTACCCTATAATCAAAAGTATCATCAGAGCAAATTTCCTTTTCAATATCAATTCGAGGTAAAACACTAAGCAATGCAGCCAACGACCAACAAGGTATCGTGTAGCCATTTCTATAAGAGAACAGATTATAAGTTATAGCAAGATTTTTTCCAACATAAACTTTATATTCTGATTCTTCTTTTGTACGTTCATAATACATATCCGCACTTTCAAGCGGAAGTATTTTTGCAAGAACCTTTGACTGTTCCAGCGAGGTAAAAGCCCTACATTTGTTATTTACACTTGTTTCCATATATGTATTGCGTTTTTTGTTATTATACCTGTTTTTAATTGTCTATTGATTACCATATAAGAGTCGCCTGGTGCCTTTGATGCTTGTAAAACAGAACCATACGTTCTGACGTAATTGCCATTTCTGTCATACATTGCAACTTTTCTTGGCTTATATACTCTTTTTACTCTTTGAACCCTTTCTTGTATAGTATCTTCGTCACATTTGTATATCCATATATAACCACATTGGTAAGAAACTCTTCCACTACAAGATAAACTTATAGTTGCGTGGTCTATACCTTCAATTCTTTCTGCTTCTGCAAGACTTTTATATTCACAAATAAAGTTTCCGTCTAAATCATATTTTAGAATTGGTTTGCTATTACTATTTGCAATACGCTCTTTACAAGTACCATAGTTGGAATTATATTCAGCGGTACACCACTCTAAATTTTCAACGTGGTTATTTGTTTTGTCCTCATCTTTATGGTTTATATATGGATAGCCGTTAGGATTAGGTATAAACGCCTGCGCAACAAGTCTATGAACTCTTTCATTTTTTCTTTGACCATTACCATCATGCAACAAAACAACACAATACCCATGTGTACCAACACAAGTGGATAGAAGATGTGGTTCTTTTTTACGAAAAGACTTAACCCTTCCGAAAGAAGATACTTGATAAAGTCCCTCCCATCCTACAACGTCTTTCCATATTTCGTCAGTAAATGATTTAATTGTTGCCATAGTTACTTATTTCTATATTTTTCTAATTTTGCATTAGCCCAGTTTTTAACATCTTCTTTAGATACTTGTTCTTTAGAATATGCAATAACGTCAGAGTCATCAGTTGTTAATACCATCCATTTACCGTTTTTCCACTCGTTTATACAGGTATAGATACCTCCAAGACCACATTTAACGGTTATATAATATCCATTCTTTTTAGGTTGGTATTTTGCTAATTTGTAATCACCATTGAAATCAAAGATGTGTTCTTGGTCTAATTTAAGTGTTGCCATAGTTATTTATCTTTTATCATGTTGTATATGAGGACACATATAAGTATGAATGTAGCAAGATAGACTAATCCTACTATTGCCATAAATATATTGGCTATAATGTTAGTTATCATAGTTGTAGTTATTTAACGTTATTATTCCTTGTTTACAAACCTTATCTTGGTTCCATTGTCCAATATATCTATTTCCTTGCCGTTCTTGTCGAGCAGTCCTGTAAACTGACCGATGGAATCTTCGTGGACTTCATAGCCGCCCACCATTGTACGAGGTGCAACACCTGTTGCTGTCACCTTCATATTATGGACGAGATCTCCATAGACCCAGCCTTTCTTACCTACGGCATCGTAGCCGCGAAACTTGATTGTTCTCACAGATAAGTCATTCCGTTTTTATTGTTATACATTCACCGCACTTAGGGCAGGCGATGGTCGTTGTGGATATGACAAAATCGCTAAATAGTTCGCACCTACGCACACCCAACGCCTCCGCGATGCGGCTTTGATTCTCATTGTTTAGGGCATCACGTGTTATCATCCGCGACACCTCGGCTTCGCTCATTTGTAATTGTTGCGCTAACCACCTCTGCGAGTGGCCTTGTTGGGTTAAGATTTCTTTGATTCTGAATATCATTTCTTCATTTGTTAGGTTTGATGGCGCAAAAGTATTCGGTTTGCATACAATGTACAAACAAAAGGAGAATAATTTACGTTGAAGTGAAATTATCCTGCTCTCCTTTGACAACTTGTTGGTTTTTTCATGAGATAAACGCTATACAAAAATGGGATGCTTGCGTGAAATAATTGCTTAAAAATTATGTGCATATGAATAAAATGCGTAGTTTTGTGGCGGAAAAAGGATCTAATGAATAAGTTATGATTGGAACACACGACTCAGGAACGGGAGAAGCCAGCCGCCGATGGTGGCATGAGCTTCTTCGTCCATTTGCCAGGACGCAAGACAAGTCACTCAGCGAGCAGTTTGATGCCGGCGCACGGCTGTTTGATCTGCGAGTGAGGAAACAAGGCGGCGGTTACATTCTTGCTCATGGGCTTTGGGAAAGTTCCATGACGCTGAAGGATGCTCTTGCGATTCTCAGCAAGAAGTCGCAAGAGAGCGGTGCGCCGGTGTATGTGATGGTCACATATGAGGGCAAGCTGCCCACATTGGAGCGGTTCAACTTCGCAGAGGGCGCGAAGCGTATGGTGAAAGACGCGGGCCTCGTGCTTGAAGGAGTATATATCAAGAAACCTGTGTGGACGATGCTCCTGTGGGGTGGTCAGCCCATTACTGTTGTGCAGGGCTTCGCCAGTCTGGAGTGGTTCTCATGGCGTTGCCTGATACCCATCCCAAGGTTTTGGTGGTGGGTGACAAACCGCGAGGTACACCTGGTTGAATCAGATGGGCAGACGACAAAGGTTGTGTTGTTAGATTTTATGTAATATGAGACTCATGACTACAAGTGAAAAGGGGCTGGCGCTGATTAAGAATCACGAAGGTTGCCAGCTGAAAGCTTACAAGTGTCCCGCTGGTGTGTGGACGATTGGCTACGGCCACACCAAGGGCGTCGCGCAAGGTATGACGATCACTCAGGAGATAGCCGATAAGCTGCTTGTTGAGGACGTGAAGCCCATCGAGAAGCTTCTGAATGGCATGAAGGTTAACTTCCGCCAGAGCCAGTTTGATGCGTTGGTGTCGTTCATCTTCAATGTCGGCGAGGGCGGCTTCAACGGCTCTACGCTGAAGAAGAAGATTGTCTCCGGCTCAGCAGATGCCGTCATCGCAGAAGAGTTCCATAAGTGGAACAAGGCTACTGTGAATGGTAAGAAGACCGTGTTGCCGGGTCTGTCGAAGCGAAGGGCTGATGAAGCGGCGCTGTGGCTGTCCTGACGAACTTTAAAGATTGGAACGATGATAGTAGTAAGAAACAAGTTGTTTCCCTTCAAGGGTTTCAAGGCGATGGCTGTATGGCCCTTCATCTTTTTGAGGAAGGATTCATCCTTCACAGATAAGGATCGTCGTCATGAGGAGATTCATGGCCGTCAGCAACTGGAGATGCTGTGGGTGTTCTTCTTCCTGTGGTACCTGATAGAGTGGATTGTCCGCTCTATTCAATACAGAAGCTGGAAGGTAGGCTACTACGAAATCAGCTTGGAATGGGAGGCCTATGTGAATGAAGGTAAGAAGGGCTACCTTGAAAAGCGAAAGCATTATGCATGGTTCCATCGTTTGAAGATTCCAGTTAGGGCCGGCATGGTGGCGATTGCCGCCTTGTTGCTCACGGGATGTAAGACTCCCCAGGTGGTGCACGATCGAGAGGTGGAGTACAGGGACAGCATCGTGGAGAAGGTTGTGCTCGACACCATCCTCGTGCCGGTGTGTGTCACCATCCCCTCGCAGGAGACTTCGCGTAGCACCAAAGACAGCACAAGCACGCTGGAGACGGACTACGCCATCAGCGTGGCTCGCGTGGACAGTAATGGTGTGCTTCATCACAGCTTGAAGAATAAGCCACAGGTGATAGAGAAGGAGGTGGAGGTGGTGACGCAGCACACTGAGCGCGAGGAATACCACGCCACCGAGGAGAAACAGAACGATACAAAGATTGTGGAAGTCCCTCGGGATTATACTTGGTGGGACAAGACGCGATTCTATGCACTATATGCGCTCATAGGTTTATTGGTTTTTCTTTACGGGAAAAGAATGTTAAGGTTTGTTCTACACCTCTATTCAGGTGCATAGCCCGCGAGGGTCCATTTTTCTGCATTTGATTTTTGATTTGTTCGTAAACTTCAGTTAATTGTCTGTGAAGATAGTGGAGTAACATTCGTTTAGTTTATAAGGTAAATGATTTCTGCTTCACGGTCTGTGAAGATAGTGAAGCATCTTTTTTTTAAGTTTGGGGCATAAAAAATCCCCCGACTTTTTCATAAAAGTATCTCACCACATTTTACGAAATATCCGTCACGCGGAAGCCGGGGGATGTATGCCCTTCTTTCCACATGGCGGATTATTGTATTCGTAGTATTGGTGAGACGGGTGCAAAGGTAGTGAATAATTTTAAATGTGCGACAATGAAAGCGGCAGAAATTGTAGAAATCGGCAAAAAAATGATAGAAATGCTGTCAAAGGTTGATATTCGGATGGGCGATTGGCAGTATTTGGATATGTGGCGTGAATACGTCCGTGCGGTGTCTGATGGTGCAAAGATAAGTGGTGTGGTGGCAGACCTTGCAAAGCGCTATGGCATCAGCGAGGCGGGTGTGTGGCGTGTGGTGCGGCGTTTCAAGAAGGAGTTGTGAGCGCAGTTCCAGCTATCAAAAGCTGAGAGTGGGAATGTGCTGAAATGTTTGCACGGCATGGTGACAGCGTGTAATTTTGCGGTGTCAAAGCGCTATGACATGAGACACGGAGTTGCTATAACAAAGCAACAAACGGAACAAACATTCACAACACAAACACAAAGTAAAACATGGAACTGAAAGACTTAATGGAGCTGAAGGCTCTGGAAGGTAACGGCATGAGTCCCTATGAGCAGTTCAAGACGCAGCACATCCAGGCAAAGAGCCACACAAGCGGTATTGCCGTGACAGGTCTTGTGACTGGCATTGTCGGCACCGTTGCCGGTGTTACCGCCTGGATCTTCGCACCTCTGTATGCCAACGCCAAGGGCAACCAAGCTCGCGAGGCTGCTATGGCCGCCAAGGAGCTCGCCAACGCTCAGATTGCTGCTTCTCAGCGTCAGCTTGACCAGCTCACCGCTCTCTTCGCCGCCGAACGTCAGGAGCGTCTGCAGGGCGACTTGAACATCACTCAGACCATCACTGACACCATCAGCGGTCAGCAGAGTTCACAACTTACGGCTAACCAGCAGGCCGAGCTCGCTGCCTCTCAGGTAGCAACTCAGCAGGTGATGACAGGGCTGATGACAGGTCGCTATAGCGAGAATCCTCAGCGTGTGGCGCTGTACCAGGATGCTCGTCCGTGCCCCTGCCCAGCCGGTGGCTGTGGTTGCGGTTGCAACGGTTAAAAAGGTTAGGGTCTGAAAGGGTCTGGATTTCGGACTTTTTCAGACCCTGACTGATTTTCAGTTAATTACAACACGGCAACAATGTTATGGTTCAACACGGAAAAGAAAAAGAAGATGGAGTTTATTCAGAACTATGTACCCACGAGTAAGGCCCAGCTGATACAGGTGGCCATGATGTATAACAAAGGCGACTTGCACAAGGCCCAGGAGATGTTTGACTTCTACGCCAAGAATCTCGATCTCCCGGACTTCGACCCTATAGCCCCCTCGTTTATGCAGCAGGTGAAACGCGAGGCTTCAGAGCTGTTTGCGTTCATCAGGGACAACAAGGATGATTTGGCACAGGGCTATGAGCTCATACGCTCTGCCATTGTAAATCGGGGAGCTTTGCCTGTGGGAGAAGCCGCAGGAGCGGCGACGGAGGCTCTGCCGCCCATCAATGAATAAATGTACTATAAAAAACACGGCAAAAAATGGCACAGGAAATAAGACCTATCACCTTCAACATCTACGCAAGTAGTGACGAAGAAGCAGAGCGGGGCCGCAGGGCCATCATCCAGTTTATCAACATCATGGGTCAGCACGGAGGCCGCGTCTCGGGCGACAAGATAGCTGAGGCTGTAGGCAAACTCAGCAGCAGCCCCTTTATCGCGAGCCAGATTATCAAGTTTTTCAAACAATAACGACTATGGAAGAGAAGAAACAAGGTTTCCAGTGTACGGGCGACTGCCTGCGATGCAGCGTTCTTCAGCGGCAGTACTGCGCGGCGCAGTTCACGTATAACAGTGTGAGGATGCTGGAGGATCAAAGTGCGGCTATCGCCGCGCTGCAGAACACCGTTGACAACTTGAAGACGAAGCTGGATGCCATACAGGGAAACGAGGCTTTGGTCTTCAAGCCTATGGCGGAACCTTCGGGAGTGTCAGCTGTGGCGTCTCCAGTGGAGGTAGCAGAATAGCGCAGTAAGGGTCTCGGCGCAGAGAATAGGAGCCCAAGATAAATTCACAACACAAAACACAAAAACATTATGGATTGTAACAACAATGGAAAGACGCTTGTGGTCAGCTTGACCACTGTGCCAGGCGGAACAGCAGCTAACGCTAATTATTTGCTGCAACTTGACCACTACACCTGTGGTAACAAGAAGCTCTGCGCTCAGGAGATGTTCCCTGTGACGGCCGACTTGAAGGCTACAGCCTTGGGGAGCCCCGTTGATGTGGGCAATGGCACATTCTGTCAGGAGGTGCTTATCTCTGGCTCTTGCACCTATATGCCGTATCAATACGGCTGCCAGTGTAATGTATGCCCGAGGACTGAGAATGTGTACTGCACCATCTGTGTGCCTTGCTCATCGAATGTGACACCTACGCTGGCCGTTGGTAATGTGGTGGCCAGTCCTACGGGAGCTAAGCCCTGCTGCAACATCACGAACTGCGTGGCCATCACCACGACGCTGAATGTAACTACGGGGGCGTAAGATAGCGCAAGAATGCGCTATAAATGCACGGTAGAGCATGAGAGATATGATACTGGATATTGCGAGCATCGTGTTCGTCTGCGTGACGATGAACCACCTTGGGCTGATAGGGGCTATTCAAACCGTTACAAGATGTAACAGGTTGCCGATTGTCAGTTGTGTAAAGTGCTTTACTTTCTGGTCTGTTCTTGCATACGAATTGTGGTCAGTCGGTTTTTCCGACATTCCATTGACGCTCGCCATATCCTTCCTCGCCAGCTATGCTGCTATATGGCTGGAGCTGGCCGAGGGATTCATTGACACTTTATACATGAAGCTGTATGGGAAGATTTACACAACCTCAACCGACGCGGTTGCCTCAGATGCCGAAGGTGGTGATTCCGACGGCACCGTGTCCGACGTGTGACAAGACTGCAAAGACAGCTGGCAGACGTGTGAGAAAATAGTAACATTAAACATTCATCAATATGAGTACAGAAGAAATGAGAAAAGAGTTTCGTGCGCTGTATGACTACATGGCATCCAGCAACAATCCGGCTTACATGAAGGTCTTCGGTAATACGATGGTCGAAATGATGAACTGGATGATCGCCAACAAGCCCGAGGAGGCTGAGGCTTACATCGAGAAGCTGAGCGCCATCAAGTGGGATAACTACCTGACGCGCCGCGAGGCCGAGAAGATTGTGGCGGGCATGGAGCCGAAAGCTCCTTGGTCGCGCGAGGTGTGGAAGAATACGCTGGACTCCCTGGGCATTGCCACGGAGGAAAGCCCTTACTACAACTCCTGCGCGCTGTGGGTGGAGATGAACAAGGTCTATTCTGATAGCGCCAAGAGCATCGCCATGATCAAGGGTGTTCCCCTGAGCGAAGTCTCGCAGGAGGAACTTGTCAAGGCGGTACATGCTTTGGCGCTCGACCACCTGAAGGATGCCGACGGCGTGTATAACATCCGAAGCTATTTCAGCGTATGACCATCATTGCCGTGTTGGTCGGGGCGGGTTTTGTGGCCCGCCCCTTTTTGTTGTGATAAAGATAAAAATGAAAATGCGTGTTATGTGGTACTTTTGCGGCATATTCATCAAGAAAATAATGAGCACCGTGTCAAATATATTGTCGCACCTGTTTCACAAGCTGCTCAGCATCCTCCAGACGGCATGGGGTTGGATTGTGGCAGCCATCATCTTCCTTATCGACTTTTTCTCGGGCCACCAGCTTATCGTGTTCCTGGCTATCGCCGTCACGTTGATGGATGCCGTGTGGGGCGTTGCCGTGAGTATACATCAAGGGCGTTTCACGCTGTCCGAGCTTCTAAGGCTTACGATTGCGAAGTTGGCGGTGTACGGGTGTGCGCTGTTTGTTTTTGTCGGTTTGGATAAGATGCTGGACTCGGTGCTTACGGCCTCATGCGTAGGTGGTGCCATTGTCCTTGTGGAGTTCTGGAGCAGTTGTGCGAGTATGCTCATCCTGTTCCCGAACTTTCTCTTTCTGAGAATCATGAAGAAAGCGCTGACAGGTGAGATAGCCTCCAAGCTGCATGTGACAGAAGATGAAGTTGAAGCAATACTGAATAACAATGGAGATCATACTGACAGTCAACAAAGCTAATGTCTATAACGAGGTGGCCAAGACTACCTCATATATCGGCAGTAAGAAGGAGTCCGGGCAGGGTGCTTATAAGCGTGTCTTCACGAGCGACGATGACCGGCTGATGCTGGAGCGCTTTTGGAATGAGTGCTGCGACGAGGCCACATCATGTTTCAAGCAGTTCCTGTTCGCGGTAAGTGGTGTCAGCTACAACAACTATGTTGATTTGTCTGCCGAGTACAGCGTAGGGCTGTCCATGCCCAGTTCCTTTGACGAGGAGCTGACGGGCAGCATCAACTCCGTGCTGTTCAACTTCTTCGTTAAGGGCATCTGCGGTCGTTGGCTGAATGTGGCAGAGAAGGATGAGGCAGCGACGTACGCCGCCGAGGCTGCGGCCTTGCTCAACGACCTGACGCAGAAGATATACTACAGAAAGAAACCTATAAGAACTCCCGTTTGATATGAAAAAGACAATCACCATTACGCTGCACATGTCCGAAATCATCTACGACGTGCAGAACAAGACCTACCTCCGTGGCCGCAGTAAGCAGGATGCCCCTGCGGACATCAAGGCCAACATGCAGGCCAACGACGATGATGAGAACCTGAATCAGGTGCTGCGCTCTGTGGGCAATGCTTATGGCTCATTGAAGTCCGCGCTGAGTGAATACATCATTGAGAGCGGTACAACGGCCAATAATGGCCTGCACGCCAATTCTAACATCGTCATTACGCTGTCCATGCCCAGCAACTACAATGCCGCGGGCAATGACGTGGTGGCCACGGGCCTGCATAAGTATATTGTCAACAGCGCCATCTTCGACTGGTTTGTGCTCACCAGCCCTGGCGATGCCGAGGTGTATGCTCCGCTTGCGCGTGCCGCCATGGGCGAGGTCGTTGATGCCATCAATCGTCGCGTGCGACCAACACGTACATCCTAAAACAAAAGAAACATGAATAAGGTGGTATTTCTCACTATATCGCGCCAGCGTGTATTGTACGACGTAGAGAACCTCTGCTATGTCGAAGGTGACATCATGAAGGCTGAGGATGAGCACGCACGCCATCAGGTGTTGGATGTTGCCCAGGATGGCAATGTGGATCGTGCTACCCGTGTGATGGATATGGCCTTCTCGCGCTGTGTGGAGATGTGCTTTCCCTACAGCAAGGTTCCCGTGACGGAGGCGGGCGTAGCTCGTCCGGTAGGAGAGCGCGTGACGTATGGCACGAATGTTGAAACGAGCGACACGCGGGATGGCATTGCCGTGGAGGAGGATGACATCTTCAATGAGACGGCGAACTACATCATGAAGCTTATGGTGCCGGAGGAGATGAGTCTGACGACGCTGAATCTGTTGGCCAAGTATGTGCATGAGTTCATGGTTGCGAGTGTGCTTGCCGACTGGCTGAGCATCACGAAGCCTGCCAGCCAGGAGAAGTGGGAGCGGAAGATGGAGGATGCTGCTTCTCAGATCTCCAAGACAATCATGTTCCGCTGCGGTCGTGTGCGCAGGACACAAACACCTTTTTGAGTCCATATATATCTTTTCAACCAACGAGGCCACCTATCTTCACAGACGGGTGGCCTCAACCTTAACTAAAAAAACGAATTACTATCAACAAGACAAGTTATCGGATTTGATTTGTGTGTTTTTCTTCGTATTGTATGGTGCACCCCGAGACGCTTTCGCTGTAGCGCAAGTCCATGAGCAGCGCAATGCGGAAGTATTTGTAGGGTGTTCCAGAGAAGCCTCGCAGGTTGCCGTTGGTGGACGATGCTACCACGAACCAATGCTCGAGGTCGCGGGAGCCATAGAGGATGCTGAGGACGTGCGGCGTTCGCGTGACGGGGACGGAGTGGATGATGGAATCCGGATAGTGCGGGCTACTATCCCTTACCTCCTCCTCTGTGGTGAATGTATTGTTGCGGAAGTCTCCGCGTTGCAGCGTCACGCGAATTGTTTTCAGGTTGTGTGTCTGTAGCTTGATGGGTCGTGTGACGAGAAATCCTTGTGGCTCGAAGTCCTCGATTTTCTTGACAGTACGATTGTACTCCTCGGTGTAGGTTTCGCCTTCTTCCTCGTAGTCGATTTCCGCGTCCTCGTACACTGTTTGAAAATGTTCTCCGTCTTGCGTTTCGCCTGTCAGGTCCACAAGTATGTGAAAAGTGCCAACATTCCTTGTCGCCAGGGCCTTCGGGTAGGCGTTGACATCGGAAATGAAATCACTCGCAGTGGTGCTCCACCTCATCGTGTCGAAGGAGAAGAGGTAGGCATAGTTGTACGACGGATTGTACACCACGACGCGGCGATGTCTGTAGTCATAGACCATGCGGCAGTCATTGATGAAGGTGGCGAACGGAACCGTCGGCAGCGTCTGGTCGGACAATATATTGGCGAGTCCGGGCATGCTCTCGTAGGAATAGGTGTCGGTGGGGTCGATGTCTTTGGAGATGTTTGCTATGTCAGCTCCCTGAATCATCTGGATGCCGTTGATGGATGCGAAGAGGACAGCGTTGTCGGTCTGCGTGATGGAGCGCCCATCGCCGAGCACCATGTCGCGCGATATGGGCTGCTTCGCTATGATGGCACCGGCACTGCTCACTTCCATTGCCCAGATACCCTGACCTGTGAAAGCATACATCGGGAATTGTCCGAACTGTCCTTGCGAGAGGGCCTTGGTAGTCGTGGAAATCCCGAGGATTTCAGGCACATCGATGGTGACGATGCCGGTGGGCTTGATGAGGAATGGGTTGTTGGCTTCTGAGATGTAAATCTTGTTTAACTCTCTGACAGAGTAGCTTGTAGTTGGTCCTGCTGTTTCGCTTGGATTGAGGGGACTTCCTGTTAAGGACTCGCATATATCGTCAAATTCAAGATATACATAGACACCGTTAAGTAGCGGGTGCTTTATCGTGTCAAATGTTTTTTGTATATTGTTTATAAGCGAGCCTTGTTGAGGGATTTGCAGATGAATTTTTTCTACTCTTGTATCAGGAATGAATATGTAAGGTAGTGCTACATTGCCATATGCAGCCAGTGGTGATGACATGTATTGACGGTACTTATCATCATTATTAACCTTTGTGTAAACATTAAGATAGTAGGACAGATCTTCTTCTCCTGATACGTGCGAAATGTTAGTATATGCGATTAGTGTTGAGGCAAATCCAGTCAAAGTATTGCGCGTTACGCCATAGTACACCATTCTGCTATTATACTCAAAAGCATCTTTAAATGACAGCTTCTCATTTGTCATATAACCATCAGGCAACTGTTCGTTAGAGGTTAGAGATTTGAGAACATCATTCTTCAATGGCACATTTACAAATGAACTGCTTGCGAGGTCTGAAATGGCTATTGATGAGATTTTGTAGAATCTGGTTTCATTAACGATACTATCCCGTATTTTATCCACTTCTATTGCCTTCAAAGGAATGGTTGCTTTGTAAGCATATGTTGTTGTTGCGTCAGGAAAACAATCTCTTGCCCAGGCTTTAATATCTGATGTCATTCGATACTGGTTGTATTGATTATTGGGATTGTGAGTCCAGGGCTGACCCACATTGCGTATGTACTCCCAGTCACCTACACCAATAAACGGAACGTGATAATGTGAGTCGTTTACTACTGGATAATTTCCGGGACTATTATGTTTGGGATGAATCAATTTCTCTACAGAACCGTTAATATCGAAAAGGTAAATTAGCGGCGACACAAATACATCGACGCTAACAACAATGTTGCTCCAATTGCTAAAATGTTCAATATACTGGCTTTGATATACCTTGTACCGCAATGTACCACTAAACATGGCAAATCTTACATTGATTCTGTCTAAATTACCGCCGCCTTCTCCGTATTCGTAAAGATACACAAAAGGATATGTTTCAGGTATCATCAAGACGGGTGAAGACTGCATTATGTAGGACCCGTCATATAGCTTGATCGCATATCTAACCATGAACGGCAATGCAAACCTATTGTGGTTGGTTTCATCTTGGATTTTTCTATTAACAAGCGCGAGGGTGCCGTCTGTGATGTTTTTTTGATATTTCTGAGGGAGGCTCAGTTCTTCATCGTCCGACTCAAGCCAATCACTTAATTCACTTTCCTGAATGCTACCACCTGAATTGTCTAAGCTTATCCAATTTGTGCAATCACTTATATCATCTGCTTCCGTTGGTGTCTCAATGTATAATCCAAACTGAATAGGAAGTTGAGGTATGGCAGTGCCAAGATACATGTAAGCACCTTGCTTCCACAGATAATAGTGTGTCTCGCCATCTGTGAAGACAACCAAAGAGTTTCCAACAGCTTTGATGCTTTTGGCATTTATGCCGTCTGAGGATGGTAGTCTTCTATTATTTTCTTGAAGCTGGTATTTCTCTGTTTCAATATCAAAAGCTGACGTTAAGTTCCCGTTAAACCAATGCAGAGAATAAATAGACTCACTATTCGGGTCTGTCTTGACAATGATGTAGTGCCGATATTCAGCTGTTTGGTGCACAGTCGTGATCAGATACTTCTTATCAAGTGAAAGAACTACTTTTGGGTCTCTCACAGTCCTGATAGCCCCATTCTCGTTGACGACGTTGTGTGCGATGCTGAGCTCACCATCGGCGCAGTCGTAGTCCGACGTTGCCGAGGTGATGCCCGCATATTTGATTTCCTGTACCTTCATTGTGGGATGGTTTATTGTGATGGCAAAAATACATCGTAAAACCATCCGGATGTTTTTATCTTTATCACGCCATTACACCCTCCTGAAATAAGGTCAAGTCCTTAAGGTGATAAGGTCAAGTCCTTATTGACGTAGGGGTTGAAGGTGACAGGTGGTGCATGATGATGGTCGCAGCCTTGCCGAGATAGGGTAGTGTGACAATGTCGCCAACGGCAAGTGCCGCCGTATGCTTGCGCCCTATCTTGTTCAGTATCGTTGTGGCGATGTGCTTGCTGTTGACGCAGAGAACGCTGGCGTTGCGGTATGGTGGGTATAGGCGGCCACTATGCCTGCCAAAGACTTCCTCGGCTTTCTGCATGACATAGAGATAACTCTCTCCTTTGTCAAAAGCAATATTGACGATGTCTCCCTCATGGAGGTCAAGAGACCTTACAAGCGGTGCCGTAATCAGGATGCGGTACTTGCCTCCGATGGTGATGTCAGCCTTGCGTGTGTTGGCGAGTAGTGTGGTCATAAGTTAATCTGCGAAACTGTTGGTGAAGGATGAACTGAAGTATTCGTTGCAATAGAAACCTTTGCGTGGTTGGAAATCGTGGAACGAGTGTGCGACAAAGTGGGCTTTATTGTTGACCCAATTAGCCATGTCCTTTTGCCACTGTGGTATCGGCCTGTTTGGGTTGTTCGGGTCTCTATATGGCTGGGCATAGGCGTAAACCCAATTGCAGAGGTGCTGCTCTCTCTGTTCCTGTAGCTTTTCCCACCAGTAATGTATTCGGCTGTAGCATTCTATGAAGTTGTCATTAAGCATCGTGTACAGAAAGAACTCTCCTTTGAAGCCATTGGCGACAATCATATTCATTGCCCGCTCGCATTCTTGTATCTGCGCAGGGGTGTCGCAGCCAAATCGGATTCGATTCTTGTCCAGCCATTTGACTTTCGCCAACTTTTGTGCAAAGGCGTCGGTTACCAGACGAGCGTCGAGCGCCTGGTTGAAATCGACGCGGTAGCCTCGTTCGATGATCTTGTCAAGTTGCTCGTGGGCGTAGTCTCCTGCAGCAAGGAAGTTGTTGTCCATGAGGATAAGTTTCGTGCGCCCCTCGATGGCTATCTCGTCGCAGTCCATATACGGGCGTATCTTACCCTCCTTGCGAGGTACTACACACCACCTGCATTTGTTAGGGCATCCGCGTGTGAGGAAACCGTAGGCCGTATCTTTTGGGATGTTCGGGTAGATGGAGTAGTCGGGCTGCAGGCGGTCTATCTCGTCGGGCAGTTGGCTTGCGATGTCGTAGCCTGTGCCGCCGCGCACGATGCGGTCGGCATCGTAGCAAGTGAGGTCGTCGGGCGAGAAGTTGAACACCTTCGATATGTACACCACGTCGTAGTGCTCGAAGGGGAAAGCCCACTTCACCGTGTCGCCCTGCTGCTTGTGGTATCGTGCAATCTTGCACAGCGCGAGGTTGGGGTAGATGTTGGCTCCCCATTTCTTCTTCTTTGCGTGGCCGTCCACGTCAACAAGTGCCACTTTCATGATTTAGTAGTTGAGGAAGTCTTTAAATTCTTCGAGCGATTTGAGGAAGCCAGATCTCTCAGCTGCGGCGGTGAACGTCGTTGCCTTGGCGAGCACTTGTGATATGCCATAGATGACGACGCACTCCTTTGGCGTACATTCCGTCCAAGGGTGGGCTGGCTTGTTACCCTCTTGGTACAGGACATCGAAGATATTTTCTTTGTCGAGGTCAAACTGGATGGTGATAGTTGTTAGCATAATCGTTACTTGATGGTTTTGTGGTTGATGGTGGATTGTAGTTTACGGAGTCCGGCGATGATGAACTTGCCGGGTTGGTTGATGTTTGAGCCTGGCCGCATGATCTCCGCGACAAGGCGCTTGCACTCGTTGAAGAATTGTGGCGACTCAATCATTCGCAGTATGGAGTCCTTGTCGGAGCCCATCAGGTTGCAGTGAACAAACCTGTGCACAATGAAGTCGTCGTGCGGCAAAGGATGGATGCGGCCGCTCTCTTCCAGTCTCTCGTACCGCTGCAACAACTGATAGAATGGTATGGCCTTCTCTTTCGCCCAGCCGTTAACACATTTTCTTGCGTAGTCCGCTTTCAGTTCTGGCGATGTCATGGTGATGCGTAGAAAGCTCCACGCCTCATTATCTGGAACGCCAGCCTTGCCGAGCACATCCCTGATGACGAATCCCTCCTGAGAAAAGATTAAAGATAAAGCTCCTCCTCCCGACTCCGATACTCCACCGTGAGGGGGAGTAAGAGGAGGAGTAATACTTTCCTTTTCTTTTCCTTTACTTTCCTTTACTTTACTTTGTGTACCAATTGTACAGTTATTGGGGGTTTCTTGTACAGAAATGGGGGTTTCTTGCGCAGAAATGGGGGTTTCTTGCGCAGAAATGGGTGTTTCTTGTACAGAAATGAGATTATACTTGTCGATATTGTAAGCGCGGCGACACGTCTCACAAATGAGTTTATACCGCTTTTGTATGCCTCGCGACGTGATGATTTTATCACTTTTGAAGAGCTCCGCGTCAAACAACCCGAGCTCTAAACAGTAGTTGAAAACATCCTGTATGTAACTCTCGTCGAATCCGGTCTGCTCGGATAGGATGAATGGCAGGTCTTCATCCCATGTGATGTAATACCCCTCTTTGTAAATCATGCACAGCAGGGAAGTGTATAGGGCGACTGCCCCTCCTCCTTTGCGCTTGATAAGTTTGCGGATGCGGATGTCCTGGAACATATCAATGTCAACGGGGAAATATTCAAGGCCTATTTTTTTTATTCTTGCCATAGTGGTACGGCGTTTATTGAGGTGAATCTGATAAATACATATCTACTTCGCGGATAAAGTCTTCGAGGGAGCGGCAGACGACGTACTTGTAGCCGTCGCGCTCGATGAGTCGCTGCCATTCGTGCTGTGTGTCAGCCTGACGGCCTGTGCGCGTCTTCATTTCGATGAGGAGGGCGCAATACTTGCTGTTAGGCTTTAGGAGGATGAGGTCTGCGACACCGGCCAGGACACCTTCTGCTTTCATCTTTGCAGCTGTCGTCTTGTCGCGTCGCCCACCGTTGGGAACGGCAAAGAGGTTGTGACGGCATTCAGGATGCTGGTAGCGGAACCACTGAACGCACGCACACTGTATGCGGTGTTCATCGTCGGAGGGATGCTTGCGAGGCTTTATAGTTTTCGCCCTCGCAAGCATCTGGTCAAAAGTCTGACGAAAGTTGTTCATGACATTGTGGAATCTGTGTGGTACATTTCGCTATATTCACGTGGTACGCAGTAGTCCACTGCGAAAGGAACGGCTTTGAGGATTTTCTCCGTGTAAGAAGCATCTCTCTCGTTACCATTCGCCTCTGCTTCAGCTCTCATGATGTCGATCAGTCGTGCGATGCGTTCTTTTGCCATTCCTACATCAGAAGCGGCGATGATGTAGTTGTGGTCGAATTTTTTAAATCTATCTCCATCCCACAACTCGGATCGTTTTGTGACCTTGAAGTAGTCTATCTTCTCGTATGCAGGCTTTTGGCTCTCCAAAGGTATGCACTTGTGGTCACCAGGAACTATGTCTGCTGAGATGGGGTTTACTTTTGTGACTTGCACATAGTCGGAAAGCTTGCAATATGCCTGCCCGAACTCTGCTGCTATTAGGATAGCCTGTTGAATATCCTGTGCATATACGCCATAGGAATACTTCTTTTTGAATCCGCAACTAAGCTCCACCTTATACGGGAGTAGCCGTTTTGATATGAAGAGATGCATTTCTTCTACATCTGATTCGCAGACCTCGACATCCTCAATATCTCCGGCTTGGATGGCAAACATGAGTTCCTGTAAGACATCTTGGTCAATCTCGCATGTTTCATGGATGAGTTGTTTACGCTCGATAGACACTAATTCGCCAGTGCTCTCGTCGATAAAATCTTCTGTCCATGTTTTATACGCTGGCTTTACGAGATACATGCCGAGCATCTTTTTGGGGTCGTTGGTTCGGAAGGTCTTGAAGTCCTGAGGGCGCTTCCATTGTTGTTGTTGTTCCATTGCTGATAGTTTTATTGATGATTAAATAGGGATTGTGTCAGTTCGTCGAAGTAGGCCTCATATGTGGGTATATCATCGTCTGTGGCCGTAATCTGATTGGCGATAGACTTTTTATTCTGAATGATGTTGTAGAGTGCGTTATCGATAGTGCCGCGTCCGATGAGGTAGTAGCAGGCGACATTGTCTTTTTGCCCGATACGGTGTGCGCGATCTTCACACTGGCAGCAGTCTGCATACGTCCATGGGAACTCCACGAAAGCTACATTGGATGAGGCTGTGAGGGTGAGGCCGACACCAGCGGCCTTGATGGAGCAGATGATGAGCTGACTGTTGCCGCTCTGGAAGCTGTCAACGGCAGCTTGCTTCGCGGCGGCGCTGTCACGACCTGTCACACGTACAGCCTTGGGGAATGCAACACAGAGAGCATCCACGATGTCGTGTAGTGAGCAGAATACGATGAGCTGCTTTCCGCTGGCGAGGAAGGACTGGATGAAATCCGTGGCCTGTGCCACCTTGCCGACGGCTGCGAGCGAACGCAGCGTCATAAACTTCACAAGTGCTTCCATGCGCATCTTACGGCGTATCTCGGGATCGGTGGCCTCAGTATATTCGTGAAGGTATGCTTCGAGATCGGCTTGCGCGAGGTTGTATTGCTCGCGGTTGTTAATGTCCACGTAGAGGTCACAGCGTGTTTTGTCGGGGAGGTCTGTTAGGACTTTGGCTTTCTCGCGGCGTATAAGGCACGAATCATAGAGGCTTCGGGAGAGCTCGTCGAGGTCGCCACAAGTCGGCGTGCCGTCGGGCAAGGTGACTTCTGAGCCGTACTTGGAAATGAAAACCTGACGGCCTCCGAAGTCGTTGAGGCGGTTCATGATTGAGAGCTGAGAAACGAGGTCTTCAGGACGGTTGACAACGGGGGTGCCGGAGAGTAGTATAATCCACTTCTTTCCTGTGGCAATGCCCTTGGTGAAGATGGTCTGCTGTGCCGATGGGTCTTTGACGCGGTGGGATTCATCAATGATGACAGACTTGAACATTTGGATCTGCGGACAGAACACCACATCTTTCAGACGAAAACCGTTGCGGCCAGCCTTGATGTCCCACACGAAGTACTTGCGCAGCGATTCGTAATTGACGATGGCGACGTGGTGCATACGCATTTGCAACAGGTACGGCCATGTTGTCCGTGTGCCGTTGTCGAGAACAAGGGCTTTCTTATCTGTGAACTTCTCAAACTCGCGCTGCCAGTTGATCTTTAGGGAGCTCGGACAGATGACGAGGCATGGGTAAGCGTCTGCTGCATTGACGATGCCGATGGATTGTAAAGTCTTGCCAAGTCCAGGTTCATCGCCGATGATAAGACGTTGCTTCTGCAAGCCAAAGCGTATGCCCTCCAACTGGTAAGGGTAGGGCTTTACGCGCAGGTTATGGTTGATGTTGTCTGTCATATTCCTAAGTTGAGTTCCTTTTGTCCTTGTCGAAGAAGAATCCCTTCAACGCGCGATATTTCGCCATCTACAATCTTCTCGCTATTTCTGCATTTAATAAGCAGATCTGTGCCACGGTGACGGAATAATTCTTGCTGCAGGTGGCGCATCTTTTTCACTGCTTCATAAAATTCTCTTGCATTCATATTATTTGAATCTTTCTACTTCTTCAATGATTTCTTGACGTGTGGTGCCGCGCAGATAGTTTGTCAGGATGATGTCGATGCAACGGTTGTAGAATTGCTGGAACTCCGTTTCGTCCATCTTTGCGAAGCTGATGCTCCCAAGCTTTAGGATAGGTCTGCGAGCGTGCCACACGGTGGTGTAGAGTCCGAGGTCGAGCTTCAGATTGTCTAACATGGATTCCTCGCTGTGAATGTTGAGCATCCTGACGAGACGTTCAGGCAGATTGTCAAAGGTGAGGCGCACAAGAGCAAAGAATTTCTTGTGAAACTCATAGTTGCGAGGCCTGCGGATAGTGCAAAGCACTGTCTCACCTTCCCGAAGACGTTTCTTCTCGTCGTAGTCGGTGTCATACATTGGCACAAGGCCGGTGGCTGTTACGCGGCAGAGGATGTCCATTGTCAGAAATACAGTTCTATTTTCTTGTTCTTCAATGACGGCCGAGCTTCCAAAACTTTGTTGTAGATGTCTGCAATGTCGAGCTTGAACGCAGGGCAGTAACGGTAGCGGAGTGTGAAGATGTATTTGTCACCCCCCCCCCCTGTCATGATGTCGATAAACAGTGTTTTCATACTTGTTCGAGATTAAGACACCAGTACTGAAATGCCAGCTCTTCGTATTTGGCGCGTCCACGCTCATAGGTGGCATCGCCACGACGGATGTAATGCTTGAAAACCTTGCAATTCTTCTTGCTGATGGCGTAGATGAAGTCTCGGTTAGAACCTGCAATGTCCATGTACCACGCCCGGCTTCTGTCCCAGTCGAAGAAGTCAATGGCTTCGTCGAACTCCTTCTGCGAGCTTGCGAAGGTGGTCTTCAGGTCACCACCGAAGCCGCAGTATGACAGCCACCAATCCCACTTGCAGCGTGTAGGCAGCGTGAACGGGAATCTGCTGTACTCAAATTGGTGCGCAGGATTGACCATTGCTGTCTGTGTGTCGGCGGTGTTGAGCACCTTGGCAAGAAATGAGTCATGACGCGCTTCGGCGTAGAGGGCCAGCTGCATCTCCTTGGCGTGCTTCCATTCTTCCTCGGTGTAGGGGGTGGGGTCACTGGCGATGGTGCGTGCGTAGTGGTTGGCCAGATGTGGCTCCGTGATAAGACAGTCCACGAGAGAACCAAAGCGGAAGATGGCCTCCCTGTCCCCGAACATAAGCCGGGGATGCAGGAGGTTCTTTAGTGTAGTGAGGTCGCTGTTGCTAACCTCACTTCGGCTGTAATAGTCTATGGATGATACGGTCATGTCACTTAGCCTTTACTTCGTCTTTGTATTCGATATGCTCTGACTGGATGAACTCGCCGTCCTTGGCGCACTTCTCGCAGAAGGTGATCTGCTTCTTGAACATCTTGGACAGCTCGTCGATGGATAGCTTGCAACCCTCCTTTGTCCACCACATTGAGATGATCTCGGGGAAAGCATTAACGTCGATGGGCACGAGTGTCTTCTTGACGGATGTCTTAGGCTGATATATGGGGGCTGCCACCTGTGCCTGGTCGAAGAGGTTACCCACCTCGGACTGCTTGGATTTCATGTCGGCTTCCATGCGCTGCTGCTGTTCGTGCTGTAGCCGCTCCTCGTTCATCTTGGCGGCCTCGGCAGCATCCTTCTCAGCCATTTCCTTGCGGATTCGTTCAGCCTCTTCGGCGCTGGCTTGTTCGGCACGCTTCAACTCTTGCTGCTTGGACGGCATGAGCGATAGGCAGTTGTCTCGGCATGAGGACATCTGATCGTGGTACTGTCTCTTGTACTCTTCCATGAGAGGCTGCATAGCATCTAAGCGGATGCGTCGGCTCTCGTCGGCAGGTATGTTCGGATGCAGGGTTACTGCTGCGATGGCATCAGAAATGAAACTCCCGTGGAGCTCCACAACGGCAGCCTTTATGTCTGACAGCCTCTGTGCGTAGTTCTCGAGTGTGGTAGTTTGGAAGAGGGCGTGAATATAGTTGAGGTCTGTGTTAAGCTTGCTGTTGAAGGCATCGCGGTAGCTGTCCTGGCATTTCTTAAAGAAGTCATCGCGGTACTGCTTCTCTTGCAGCAGACGCATGGCTTCACGTTGGCGCGCCAGTTCCTCCTCGTGCTTCTTGGCAGCGAACTTGTTACGTTCAGCCTGTAGAAGAGCGGGTATCGTGTTGCTTTTGGTAGCATCAATATCGTTTTCCATGCCGGTGAACGTGGTGCGGATTTCATCGAAGAGCTTGGTGAGGGGTGCGCGCTTGTCGTTCATCTTGCGGACGGTCTTGCGGGCCCTCCCCAAGAACAATGCTACCTGTTGATCCAGCTCGTCAGTCATCCCCTCATCTGTTATGCGCTGCAGCAGTGCCTTGCCTGCCTCTATGCAGCGGTCATGACTTACCATGTTCTCCTGATATGCAGAAGGAGCAGAAGAGACGATGAGATCAATATTCTCTTTTCGAATGATAGCGAGGTCGTTCATATAGATTGTTTTTTCTGTTGTTGACGTTTTGCTTTCAATTTCGTAATGTAGTATTCGTGGAAGTAGTTGCTGTAATTCTTGCGCCACTCGGCGTTGTATGCCAATGCCTCTTCGCGGTGCGACTCCCTGTAGCGTTTGTTGTACTCACGCTGTTGCTCTCGTCTGCGCTCGCGACGGATTTCAAGAAGCCTTTCCTCGTAGCGCACATAGTTTCTGTTAGAACGCACCATCATCTTCGTCAGTGTTAGGGTTAACAGTTACACCGGCAGAGGTGTCGGGCTGGTTGCCAAAGGCGGGGGCTGTGTCTTTCTGCTGTGCAGGTTGAGGCTGCTGGCTCGCCTGTCCTCCGAGGTTGTAGAAAGCGTCGATGTCAGCTTGTGCCTCATTATCCTGCTGCGTCTCTAATTCAGCCTTGCCGATGGGCACCTTGGGATATGTCTTGAAAGCGTGCTTGATGAGCTTGGCGCAGAGAAAGCCGGTGTCGATGCCGCCCTCGTTTGAGGTGTAGAGCTCGTTGGGTGTCTCGTAGTACTGGTTCGTCTGCTGGTCGTAGCGTCTGTTGTTCTTGCCGGAATAGTCTTTCAGGCGTAACCAGTCCTCTTCCAGCATGACAGCATAGTCGATGCTGTTGTCTGCACGGGTGATGCGCAGATAGGCCGCAACGATGTGGTTGGACTTGTGCGGAAGGTTGCAGGTGTAGCTTATCCGCTTCTGTCCGTCTGTGTCTGTGAAGGAGAAGCCATCCTCCTCATACACGAGAACAGGGTTGTCGGCGTGACGGATCTGGCCGGCACGAGCACGCAACACAAGCTCTCCGTAGCCGCTGATGGTGAGAACAAGGCGACCTTCGTATTGCTTCTTTCCGTTTGCGTCTTGACCGATGCAATAGTTTCGGCCTTGAAGGTAGCAGAGCGCGCGTGTGCCAGGTTCCAGTGAGAGGCCACAGATGGCAAGGTCTATGAAGGAGGTGAAGATGGAAAAGCGCGTAGCCTTCTGCAGTTGCTCTTTATCACGCAGGATGCTGTTGAAGTAAATTGATTCACGCTCGTAGGCTGATTCGCCAGTACCAGCACCCCAAAGGGTGTCGTGAATCTGAATGAACCGCTGTCGCACGGTCTCGTTTGTTACGATGTCAAGGGGCTTCAACTGATTCAGCTGCTCGACGGTAAATTGGATTTGACTCATAATAGTAATGTTTAATTAGTTAAAGAATTGGTTAAGTTATTTCATAAATTTCTTCCATTGACGCTGTTTGCTAATCTTGTCTGACGTAACACAGATGCCATAGATAGATGCAGTAGCTAAAATGACGGAAAAGATGCCGCCATGAAGCGTTTCATAGATGGATGCCACCAACAGGAGGCAGCAGAGGATGATGAAGAAGATTTTCAGTTTCATAATATATATATAGATGTAAGAATGTTTTTGAAAACCTCGCGAACCTCGCGGCGGGCGAGGGGGTTGCTTTTAGCTAAGTGTTGATAACCTTGTTTTATGTGGTTCACATGCGCCCAACGCTTTGGGCTTTTCTTTCTTCTTTTCTCATCCTCAGCCACGCTCCAGGTGTCATGTCTGATGTGCCAAGGTTGGGGTTGAGGTTATTCTTGATGCGAATCAGGTGTACGCCTCTGATAACCTTGCGACCATTCATAACGTTGTCTTCAAATGGTAGCCTGCTGGCCCCTGTGCGTTTCGTCCATCGTGTGATGGTGCCTCGCGATATTCCAAGGTAAGCGGCGGCTTGCAGTACGGTGTACCGTCCCTCGGGGATTACTTCTAATGTACTCATAGATCTTGTTCGTTTTTTACAGGGTGGATAATTTATGTTAAGTTTGGTTGTTCCTTTCCATTGTTATTCTTCTCTTGTCTAATCTCTTCAACATACTTAACGATGCGCTCATACTCTTGGCCTGATAGCTCGCCGTCTGAGTACGCCTTTTTGATAAGCTCTTGTCCAGTTCCGTAGAAGCAGCCTACTTTCCACATATTATTAGAGCGCGTCCAGGTGAAGTATCGGCCTGAAGACCACCAGTTCTTGAAGACGATGTAGTCTCTATTGCTTTGGACTATCGCATCGCCACAGATCAAAGCATTGCCAAGGATATCTGCATTGTCATAGACCCATGCATTGCCATAGACTCGTGCATTGCCAGAGATACATGCATTGCCAAAGACCCATGCATTTTCATAGACCCATGCATTGCCAGAGATACATGCATTGCCAGAGATACATGCATTGCCAGAGACCTCTGCATTTTCATAGACCTCTGCATTTTCATAGACCCATGCATTGCCCTCGTGCGATAGATTATGATCGTTTTCTACATATCCTCCAACGTCGCCCTTCTTGACAAAGCTGAAGTCGCGGAGCGCCTTAACGCGGAAAAGTCCTTTCTGGTCGGATGGGATTAGTATATATTTCTTTTCCATTGTTATTCTTCTCTTGTTACGTCGATGGTTTTCTGTTCGCGGTTGATGGAGGTTGAGAACCTCACACCCCACTCCAAACCGAAGTTTGAACAACTGCCCTTAATGTAGCTCATCTTAGAGATTGGAAACGAGAGAATATCTCCGATTTCCATTTCTTTTAGCTGGGAAAGCATTGATTTTTCAGTACTTGCAATCATTTTTTCTTCATTTTATTTGGTGGTTTCATACATTCTTTCTAACTTTCGGGGGCAAAGATATACACTTTGTAGATAAACAACAAATTGTTGATGCAATAAAATCTACTATTTGTAGATATTTAACATTTGGTAATATGGATAAGAGTGTAATGTTAGAGTGCCTAATCAACCATTATTCAGATGGCAATCAGGCGAAATTTGCTGCGATACTTGGTGTCCCAGCTCAGAATATCAATGCTTGGTTAAAGCGCAACACCTTCAATGCAGAACTCATATATGAAAAATGTGAGGGAGTTTCTGCAGACTGGCTTCTTAGTGGAGAAGGTGAGATGCTGAAAGAACAACACAATGTTGATTCGGTTCGCTCAGACAAAAAGTTGATAGAACTATGCAAATTGTTGGTGGAAAACTATCAACAAAGAGACGAAGTAATGAGTAAACTAATATCATGGGTCGAGGAACGGTGATATTTAGAGAAGCTTATGGATAATAGTAGAGAAATATTTTGTTGCCGTACAGAGAGAGAGTCTGGGAACTTTAGACAGATCTTGTACTTGATAGAGGTGTGCTTGTTAAATTCGATCACTCTACTTTCCATCGGAATGGATTGCCGATGGTGGGTAGGGCGTCCTTATTTATTTTTGATTTTTACTATATTTATTGTTTTACAGTGGTGGCTTTGTAATCAAAAAGATGGTGTTTTGGTTAAAGAGGGGGATAAAAGGTTGAAGGCTTGGAAAGACTTTTTTAAGAGTGATTGCTTTATTAAGGGCCGATATGATTACAATCACGCTTCAATAGATTCTGGAGACTATATTATGTTACTTCATGATGCAGATTCTTCTTTTGGCAGTGAAGTTGTTTACATGAAGTATGATAGAACTGTTCACTACTTGACAAAGGATATTGATATGAATGATGTATATAACATTTCGTGGAGATTATTGACCCTTTCAGATGATGGGGTACTATACTCTGGTAAATCCCATCATTGCTATGATTACAATTATTGTATATATGATATGAATACTATGCTATGCTCTGATGGCTATAGCATTGTTGCAATATACAATAAATATGGAGATGTAAAATGGATAAAAAGTGAAACTACTACAAATCGTTCTTTAATAAGACAAGCTATATATGGAATCGCACCTTATTTGTGGGTGTTTGTATTTTTAATTATTAGCTTTGCGTCTCCATTGATAATGCTTATTGACAACATGTAGGTTATGTAGAAATGCAGAATGGAATGCTAAATTTTTAGCTATACTGCTTGCGGGTGGTGCGCAAAATAAATAAGGTATATATATTATTACAACTATGAGTAAGAGAGACATATTGGAAACCATTATCAACTTCTATACAGATGGCAACAAGGCGCGCTTCGCCAAGATGATAGGCGTGAGTGCGCAAACTGTAAGCGGGTGGATTTCTCGCAACAACTTTGACATCGACCTGATATATGCAAAATGCGAAGGTGTGTCAGGAGACTACCTTCTAACAGGAGAAGGAGAAATCCTCAAAAGAGACCGGGAATATCAATCTACAGAAGAGATTGCAGCATTGAAGAAAGAAGTCTCAACTCTTCGGGCCATGCGAGAAAGTGATGATCATGTCAAAGAGGTCGCCATGGAGCTGTACCAAGTGATTGAGAAGGTCTTTGAATCGTGCAAATATCGTGCAAATAACCCATAATTCATGCAAACGAAAAAAAGTAATATTGAAAATCAATCATTTAGGAGCTCTTTGGGACCAGGCGGTCGCCCGTTCGAGTCGGGTCGCCCCGACAAAATAGCTAAGTCGTTGATAACCAATTAACAGCATTGGTTGTCGGCGACTTTTTTGTTTTGTAATTTTGGTGCAATTTGGTTGCATTGTGTTGCGAAAAGTGCAAAATGGTCGCAAAAATCGTGCAAAAATCGTGCAAATTCAAAATGATTAAACTATAACATTATGGCAACATTAACACTATTCTTTGATACGCGCAGGGCGAAAGAGAGCGAGTACCTGCCGTTATCATTTGTCATTCGCAGCGGGAAAACGTCAGCATCCATTCCAACTGGTATCAAACTGAAACCGATTCAATGGAAGGATGGTCGCGTGGTACATCATCCAGAGGCAAAAGCTCTGAATCTTCGTGTTAAGATCATGGCTGGTGAGCTGGCTGACGCGATACGTGAGACTTGCTCTTTTGACAGCGGCCTTACCGCACAGGCTATCCGTGACCGTATTCGTAAGTTGACGGGCATCGATGCACAACAGTCTTTGGCTGCATCTGTGGAGGAGGCGTTTGAGCGTTTCATCCCTTTGAAAGACAAAGAAAGCACTATTGAAAGTTTCAAGTACACATTGTCGCTTATCAATCAATATGTACGTGACGCGAGTAAGTTTTGCCTGGACGATGTCTCTGTGGAGTGGCTGCATGGATTTGAGAAGTGGCTATTGGAGCCACCAGCCTCCTCAGGGCGCAAGCCTGTGAAGCGTAATACTTGTGCCATCCATTTGGAGAACCTGAGAGCTGTCGTGAACTTTGCCATTGGCGAAGGTCTTACAACGCAGTATGCATTCAAAAAGTTCAAGATACGGCGCGAGGCATCGGTGAAGCGCTCTTTGACGTTAGATGAGATGCAGCGGCTATGGAACTACGTGGGACGAACGGAGACGGAACGCTGGTATGCGGATATGTTCAAGCTGTCTTTCTGTCTGTGTGGGATGAATGTGAAGGATATGTATGAGCTACAGGATAGCGATGTGGTGAATGGCCGCATTGAGCGGAATAGGTCGAAGACGGCAGTTCATATATCCCTGAAACTGGAGGATGAGGCTTTGGCTATCATTGAGAGGTGGAAGGGGAAGAACGGTCATTTGGTGAACATCGCAGATAAGTATAGGTATAGCCATCGTGACTTCCTCAGTCGGTGTAATCGCGGGCTAAAGATTATGGGGCCAGTGCTTAAGCGTGAAGGCTTAGGAGGCAGGATTACAGAGCGAGAACCACTATTCCCTAATTTGACGACGTATTGGGCTCGGCACACGTGGGCAACAATAGCATCTGAGCTCGGTGTCCCTATTGAGACCATTTCTATGGGCCTTGGTCATGAATATGGCAGCGCTGTGACCAATATCTATATTCGTCCGAACTTGAAGAAACTGGATGAGGCAAATAGGATGGTCTTAGACGCGGTGACAGGGAAAACACCCTCACCAGAGAGTGAGGAGGTCTTTGTTGAGGATGCAAATACAGGATTGTCTGTGGCTGGATGGGGCAGTATGCAATACGTGTACAGTTGATTAGTCGTTTTCTTCTGCCAACTTAGCCAGTTTGGCTTCAATGGTTATTGTTTTTTCATTGTTAGTCAAATCGACGGCTGTTGACTGCATCTTGGGGATTGAGTATTGCATCAGCTTCTCGGCAATGGCGAGGCGGTCTTTTGGTTCGAGGTCTTTGAAGTCCTTGGCCATAAGGCCGCTTTCTGTGTAGGATGTCAACAGGTCGTTGATAATACTTTTTGTGAAGGCTGTTGTCTTGTTGGGCGTGCCTGCTTTTCTGCCGCCTGCTTTTGCATGTCCTTTGTGAGCTGCCATATACTATAGTAGTTTTTAGTAGTTTTGCTTTCGTAGTGATAAAGATAAAAATCCGAGACAAAGATAACAGGTTATTTTTGCCCACAAATTTTATGTTTATCAAATAAAGCAACTATGTGGGATGCAATTATTCAAGCCGGTGTAGCCAACGCTGGAGCTATATTGGGTGGTATCGCCACCAAGAATGCTGTTGAAAAGGAATTGGCAAAGATTCAACAGCGCAAAGCAGAAAACGAGAATTGGTACAATCGCCGTTACAATGAGGATGCTACCCAGCGTGCGGACGCCAAGCGTGCCCTGCAGCGTGCTGAGGAGTTTTTCAAGGAACGTAATCAGAATGCAGCCCGCACGCAAGCTGTGATGGGTGGCACCGAGGAGAGTGTGGCGGCGTCCAAGATTGCCAATGCTCAGGCCTTGGCCGATGCTACGAGTCAGGTAGTGGCCAACAATGAGCAGCGCAAGGATGCCATCGAGAATCGTTACCTCAACCAAAAGGATAAGCTGGAGGATCAAGAGGCCGAGGCAAGACAGCGCAGAAACCTTGCTGTGCAGAACGCCATTGCAGGCGGTGTGTTTGGCCTTGGCAATTCCATGGCCAATACCTATTCATCCCTCAATCAAGGTGGTGGTGGTAATAGCGGCGGTGGCGACCAAGTCATGGCAAGTGGTTTGTCCACGAAGGATAAGAACGAATTGATGGAATAGGTTATGGCTACAAGGGAAGATATTCTTAAAGGGTTAGGCAACCCGCAGCAGCTTCAAGCCGAGCATGAGGCTAATCAGGCTCGCGAGGCCGAGCAGCGTAGTTATGAAGAAGGGGTAAAGCTTAGTGTGGCTGCAGTACCTCGTGCGCAGCAGAAGAGGGAAATGAATGGTTCTTCTTCACAAGCCTCAGAAGTGCCATCAGACAACAGCGCTGAGATAAACCAGAGGCATGACAGTTTTCGCGACTGGCTTGACCGTATGCACAATGTTGAGTCGCCAGAGCAGGCGAGAAAGCGTGAGCGCCGTGACAGAGCGCGCAGAATCATCAGTGCCGTTGGTGATGGTATTACATCTATTGCTAATATGTACTTTGCCAATAATGGCGGCATTCCATTGGTGAAGCCTCAGCTGGGTCAGACTCTTAACAAGCGACTCCAGGAGGAGCGCGCGTATCGCGAGGCAAATAGGGATCGTTATGTCAATGCCTATATGCGAAATGAGGCGAATCGTCGGAGCGAACTGAGGGATGATAATCTTTCTCGTTTGAGAGAGGAAAATGCCGCGATTCGAGCCGCAGAGAATGAGCGTAAAGCTGCAGCTGATGCCGATCGCAAGGCAAATCAGGAAGAGGTAAACCGCCTGAAAAAACGCCAGCTTGATTTAAGAGAAAGAGAGTTGAATATTAGAGAGGATTACAACAATAAGCGGATAAGTAATCAGGAGTTTGACAATGAGACTAAGCGCATTCGTGCAGAAGTTGCCAGGAATAATCAACGCCTGAAAGAACTTGGTGAAGAAACGACTATCACGTCAACTGATAAGTACGGGAACAAGACAGAAAAGACAGTTGTTAAGGTTCCGGCTGGCGGTGGGAGTGAAGATAGTGGTTCATCTCTTTCTTCTGGAGGTAGTGGAAAAGACTACAGCCAGTATAAACAAAAGGACTTTAGTAAATACAAACGAAATAACAAGTAATTTCATTCATCATGCCTATCTATACGCTTAAAGGAGAGAAATACGACATTCCCGAAAATGTTGTAAATAGTTTCGAAAGCGATAACCCTGATGCCACAGTAACATATTATGTTGGTAATGACATATATGACATACCTGTTTCTGAACGTGAAGGGTTCTTAAAGCAATTCCCCGATGCAACGCTGAATGAACCTGCTGAATCTGCAGGCTCCGATGAGGACTACACCTTCACGGAGGATAGTAATGGGGAGCTTGTGCCAGCAAGCTCTGCCTCTCAGCAGTCTCAGCGTACAGCTCGTCCATACGGCTCTGTGCAGGGTGTCCGAGGTATTGGCGATAGCATGATGGATAGGATGCAGGCACGGCGGATGAGTGTGATGCCGGAGGGGATGGGTGTTAAGATGCCGAAATCAAAGATGACAATTCCAGAGGGATTCGGTGAGCTTGACCTCACCAATGGGCGCGACCTAAGTAATGGAGCAGCTGCTAAAGACCCTGTCATGACTGAACATATAAAGAATGTCGGCAAGGCGGTGCGTGGTAACGCAGAAGCCGCCAAGCGAACAGGCATGGATAGGGCTGCACAACAGATGCGCGACAACCTCGCCAGTTATCAGAAGACAGGCAAGCCGCTGCAGTCTCCCATGGGCTTCGACCAGACGCAAATCGGCATTGCTCCAACATATATGCGTGATGAGAACGGTAATATTGTCCTTGGCGAGAATGGCAAGCCCATCGTAGGGAGTACAAATGACCCTGTGCGCGTTACTGCTCAACGCAAGATCGATGCTGACGCAGAGCGTGCACGCCAGCTACAAGCAGAGAGAGAGGCTGAGTTGGGCAATGCGCAGAAAGAGTTGGAGCAGGTTGATGCAGACAAGAAAGAGTTGCAACGCATCATTGACAAGCGCGTAGGTGGCGGTGTTCTTACCGACGAGGAGAAGGCCTTCATGGATTCACACAATATCTCTGAGCTCAACGCGCTCCGTCGGCAGATAGAGGATAAGGTGCGTGGCTTGGAGGTTGAAAAGCGTGGCGGTCAGGAGGGCTTCCTGAATGGTGCGCTCGATGCAATGACGAATCCTGACACCTACACATTCGGCATCAGGAGCCTTGCCAAGCTGTACAATTTATATGAGATCAGTGAGAAGGTAAAGAATGGCGAAGAGCTGACAGAGGATGAGCGCAAGACGCTTGATGCAGCCTACGCTAACAACGAGATAGCTGCACGCCTTGATGATGGAAGTTCGTTCATGTACAGAGCAGGACAGCAGCTTGGTCAGATGTCCTTCTTTTGGGCGCAGATATATGCGACTGGCGGCTTCGGCGCTGTGTCTAATATAGGCGTTGGTGCAGGGCGTGCAGGTGCATTGGCTTTCATCAAGCAGTATGGGCGCGACACAGCAGCGAAGCGCATTGCAGCACAGATCATCAAGAACACCGGCGCTGCCGTTGGAGATCTCGCTGCAGGCACATTGAGCGCATTAACCGTAGGCGCTGCCAACACCACAGCAGATGTCCTTGAACGCAAGATAGGTGAGCTTACCAAGGATGAAGAGGGCAACTATGTCTTCGAGAACGGGCAGGGCTGGGTCGAAAGCGCCTTTAAGGGCGTTTCTGCTAACGCCATAGAATTTGCCACTGAAAATGCAGGCGAACATAACCTTTGGGGACTTGGCGATATGACCAGGCGCGTCATGCGTCTTGGCGGCGCAAGGAAAATATCAAGAATCCTCAGTGGCCTTGAAGGAAGTGCTGCATGGCGTGCGACCTCTAAATTCTTGCGCAAGGGTGGCATCCAGGATATTGGCTCTGAGATAGGTGAGGAAGAACTTGGCATCCTCCTTAACTCTGCATTGACAGGTGACAATACGCTCGCAGACTTTGTTGACCCGAAGGTGCAGGGAGATATTATAGGAGGTATGTGCCTCAGTATTGGTGCTATGCGCGCTCCTGCTATTGCTGTACATGCGGGTGGAAGTGCTATTGACATGGCATTCTACTACAATATCAAGCACGCCAATGACAAGGCAGGCCGTAATGCCGAAGCCGTGCTTGGTAGTGCAGCATGGAGCCCATGGAAGGAGCGTATTGACAACAGCTCTAATGAGCAGTTCTCAGATGTGTTCGCATCTCTTAAGCAGGATGAGAGTCTTAGCAATGACCAAAAACTTGCCGTGGCTCAGTACATGACAAGCCTTGAAATGATGAGGGGCTACAACCTTGCGTCAATGAGGTCAAAAGAAGATTCGGAGGAAACAGGCACAGAGGAACAACAGCCAACGACTCCGCAAGACGAGATAGAAGTTGGCCGAATGGCTTCTTGGGAGAATGGGTATAACGCATCCACTCCGCAGGAGATGAACGATGCCAAGCTCATGATGGACTCTAAGCGTGAAGCTGTGCTTGGGTATTGGACAGAAGATGTCCTTACTGGCCTCAATGAGGATCCTGTTGCAACCCTTATGTGGTGCAGACAGAGTGGCATCTCTAATGCCGAGCGTGCTTCTGATGCCTATCAGGCCGCATTGGATTATGTCAATGCACGTTCTGCCTATGAGGGTATGATACAAGGGGTGCGCGATGATATTGACGGTCGCATAGCCGATGCAGAGAGAAAGACAAATGCGCATATCAATCAGTCGGATGGTATGATCCATCCTGCTACGCTTAAGGATGAGCGCAAGGTGTTTGTCGTAGGCGGTAAGGTAGTAGCTGTAGATGGCGTTGTAAACCGAGAAGGTAGTGACGAAAGTCTTATCGTATGCGATAAAGAGACCGGGAAGCTTGACTACATTGACCCGCGTGATATCCTTACATTGGAAACCGCAATCAATCCAGAAGAAGAGCTTGCTTTAGTGAGTGAGCAGATTCGTCAGTCTTATGCACAGGAAGCAGCCAATAAGATAGACGGCGTTCTTCCATTCGCTAATGGTGACACCTATACCATTACTGATGAGCAGGGACAGCAGCACACATATACTGTTATGCCTGCACCCGTGAATGAGCAGACGGGACAGCCTGCAATCGGAGAAGGTGAGGTGCTTGTGTCAAAGGATGGCGGCAAGCCTCAGGTGGTGAGCAAGGAACTTATCCAGAAGCTTGTGGATGCATCAAACATGGCGCGACTGCAGCAGCAGGCAGAGGCAAAGGATGGGCAGCAGGAAGAGAGTTCGGAAACCGAATCGCAGGGCGCTGTGGAAGGAGAGGTGGAAGGAGAGAATCTCCATGTAGAGATGCCTACACCACCAGAAGGTGTTGTTTATGGAGAACCTTATAATGTACATCGGCACTCGAAAACCGGCGATATTATTGCTAATGCAACAAAGACATACATAAATAAAGATGGTTATAAGGTAACGGAGGTTGTAGGTATCAAAAACGGACGAGAAGTTCCAATGGGCACCGCGTACTCAAAGGAATTGCTTAACGGATATGAATTTACAGGTACGGATGTAGAATTTTTTGAAGAGAATCCAAATGTAAAGGTATTAGGAGTCCATAAGCTTGTTGAACATCCGAGAATGAGAGTTCCGGACGGAAGAATAAATGACGTACAACAATATAGAGATCAAGACGCTGTAGCTTATATTATATATCTCGATGCAGATGGGGAGAGGCAGGAAGGCGCCTTTGCATTGAAGAAAATTGACGACGCTGGTGAGCCGCCGATTGGTGGAGCTGGCGTTCAGAAGGATCCGCGTGAGATGTCGGATGTGGAGAAGCAGGAGAGGGGTGAAAGGTTGCAGAAAGCTCCTGCCGTAGATGTGGCTACGAATCAGATTGTGGCAACGCCTAAGATGTCAGCGCGCAAGGCCGCTGAGGCATGGTGGAGTGAGAATGTTCCTGAACCACAGATATACAATACAGAAGTCGGTGAGGTAGTGATTAACAAAAACTCTGTGGAAAGTTCGCTTGCACATCGTTATGGGCAGGCAAAACTTGATGCCATCACTTCGCTTGTTGAGGGTTTTGAGAATGCTGTATATCTCGGAACGATGCCAGATACAAACAGGCGCGAAACGCAAAATCACTATTTTGCTTATCCAATTAACTACAATGGCCAGCGGCATTATGTTTTCTGTCGTGCATTGCAAGATAGTAACACAAACCGATTGTACGTTCATGAGGTGTTCTTAGGCGATAACATCAAGAAGGGCAATACCCTTCAAACCGCAGCGTCTAAGCTTCACGGAGGTATTGCCCTATATCGAGACATTCTTGCGAATGTTCTTGATATTTCTGAGGGCAAAGGTAATGGTTCTGTTTTGAATGACCAAATAAATTCGCAAGAAAATGCAGATGCGATGCCAATGTTGGGTGATGGCGAGGATGCAGAGCCTGATTTTGCGAGCGTTACACCTGAACGCGCTCATCTCTACATCTATGATGAGGCAGGGCTGGAGCAGGATGATGCTGACAAGTTTGTAGATGTGAAACTCGATGAGGCCAAGAAGAAAATGGCCAATGGCAAGAAGAGACCTGAGTTCGGTGACCCCCGTATTGGCTCCAACATGGCCAAGCTGAAGAAAGCTCGCGAGGCATGGCAGGCCGAGGTGGATGCTGCCCAGGCGCTTGTGGACTACTGGCGTGCTGTAAAGGATGCGCAGGCACATCGTAGCGGTATGGATCAGTTTGACGAGAACGAGCGCAACTCTGACGAGATGAAGAATGCGATGAATGAGCTGGCCGGTGACAGGGAGGCGATGGCTATCCTTGCAGACCGTGAGCCACACACCTTGGAGGAGATTGCTGCAAGTATGCTGGCGGGTGGAACCAAGGTAATGAGCAAAGATGAAGAGGTCGGCGGTACGCTGATGAAGGGTTTGCTGAGCCACACAGGCTATGCCCGTGCTGATGTCAAGCGTATGCCGTTTATCTTTGCTTCTGCTGCAAATGGCGGTCTAAGTGTTGATGCCTTTGGTGAGGCAGTGTTGCAGGCTGCACGTGACATGAATATCCGCTACGACGAGAACGACGCGATGGCCGGTGTAAATGCCCTGCTAAATGTGATGGGCGAGGTAAGCCGCCAGCGCGACCTGAACGACTATATCCAGAACCATCGTATCGCAGATGCTCGCGCCTATCATAGAGAAATGGAACGCCAGCGTGAGGAGTTTGAGGCTGAGGAGCGTGAGAAGGAGCAGGCTGCGACAGAGTCACAGCAGACGATACAAGGTCTTGAAGGTTATACTGAGGATGATGTTAAGGCAATGGTGCGTGACCATGTGCAGGCAATCGTCGATGAGATTGGCGCTGACGCGGAGGTGGTTGACATAAAGGTTATTGGTAGCCGCGTTAATGGTGATGCGGGAGAGGACAGTGACCTTGATGTGCTCGTAGAGTATAAGGGTGGCGCGCGTGAGGATGATCTGTTCAATGCGCTCAACGATGAGGATTCACGTTTGTACATTGAAGGAATCCCTGTTGACATCAATCCTATTACCGAGGGTAAGAGTGGGACCATCGATGAGTTCATGCAGCGTAACGCTGGGTATAAAAAGGGTACGTCTGAAAAGATTCAGGAAGAAGAAGCAAAGGTGAATACCGAACCTACTGAGGGACAGAAGAAAGCTGGGAACTACAAGATGGGCCATGTGAAGGTTGATGGCTATGATGTGACCATAGAGAATCCCAAAGGCTCCGTGCGCCGTGGCGTTGATGAGAATGGCAAGGCATGGGGGCAGGTGATGAATAACACCTACGGCTATATCCGTGGTACTGAAGGTGTGGATGGTGACCACATAGACATCTTCCTGAGTGATAATCCAGAGAGCGGTAATGTGTATGTGGTTGATCAAGTAAATCCGAAGACAGGCCAGTTTGATGAGCATAAGGTGATGTATGGTTTCAGCAGCGCAGAAGAAGCCAGTGCCGCCTATCTCTCCAACTATGAAGAAGGTTGGCAAGGCCTTGGCGTGATCACGGGCGTAAGCAAGGAAGAGTTCCGCGAGTGGGTAAACAGCAGCCATCGCAAGACAAAGCCTTTTGCAGATTACAAGAGTGTGAAAGCACTGGAAGGACAGAATGCCAGCGAAAATTATTCCGAGGCTCGTCAACGCCTGGAGCAGTTCAAGGAAAAGTACCCTGATAGGGTGATGGCTTGGGAGCGTCCTGATGGCGGTCTGACATTCTTCGGCGATGATGCTAAGATGGTTGGTGAGCTTCTCGGGCGCGAGGTCGCTGGCGGTGAGCTGAGTGTAGGCAAAGAGGAGGCTTCTGACGCACTGCGTGCTATCATCGCTGCTGGTAAGAAGGCGGGGACGTTTACGATGGAACAGCCCTCGGGAGAACCCTCGGGAACGGTAGCAAGTGCCCCAGCGACGGAATCGCAGGGCGCTGTCGGGCAGGTTGGGAATGTTGACAATGATATGCCTTTTGCTCCTGCTGATGACAATATACCTTTGGCATTTGAGAAGTCTGCGGAATATAATGCAAGCGCAGATGTAAATAATGGCGGCATGGTTCAGGTCCAAGTTCGCCGAGGCGAAGGCAGCGAACAATTAGCATCAGTACTTAACGATTTAGGAAGCAAGGGTATTTCCATTGACGATGGTGGTGCCTTGGATTCTTATGGTTTGAAGTCGCTGACACTGACAAAGAGCGGCGACCATGTAACGCTGTCGAAGATTGTTGCTTCGGAGCAAGGCAAGGGCAATGGAACCCGTTTCATGAATGACCTTACGGCGTTGGCCGATGCTAACGGCTGGATATTGTCACTGACACCTGACACCTCCTTTGGCGGCACATCTGTTAAGAGGCTCAAAGATTTCTATAAGCGTTTCGGCTTCAAGGACAACAAGGGGCGCAACACCGACTTCGAGACAAGGGAGAGTATGGTGCGCCGTCCTAATATAGGTAGCGCCTCTGAATCCGTTGAGGTGTATCGCACGAAGGATGGGCGAGTGGTAGGCTATCAGAGCCTGCTGTTCGGTGATGAGGATGCAGGCGTGAAGCTGTTCCCCGAAGATACGGAGAAGGTGGAGGCGCAGAAGTCCGTAGAGGCGATGTCTGACGAAGAACTGTTGCAGGCCATCGCCGACAATGAGGAACGTGACAGGGGTTTCCATATCGATGAGTACGACAAGCGTCATCAGCAGGAGTGGGATGATGCGGTGCTGTCGTATGCTCAGATGCTGGAGAAGGATGTCAACGATGGCAAGGACTACGATGAGATTCTTGAAAACGCCTACGGTATGTATGGCGATGTGTCACGTCGTTGGCGCGATGGCGGCTACGCTACGCCTGAGCGTACTGCACTGCGTGCTCAGATGGATGCTTTGGAGGCCTTCATCGAGCATATTGAGAACGAGAAGCAAGACATTATTCTTGATGAGGAACGCGAGCAGGAGCTGCAGGCAGCTTCCAATGAGCATGAGCAGCAGGCCGAAGAGGCTCATAAGGTAGGCTTCAATCCTTCCGGCATCCGTTTGCGCCCATTGAAAAAGGGTGAGACTTGCTATGTGGAGCGTCGCTATGAGGAGAATAAAATGTTCAGCTTCACGGGTAAGGAGAAGGTGAAGAGCGCGGATGATGTGGCCTATATATTCAAGCAGTTGGAGACGGCATCTGTGGAGAATACCTTTATGGTGCTTATCAAGGATGGCAGGCCCACGATCATCCACCTTGGCATGGGTAACTACAACACAGCTCCTGCACCTATTGAGCAGGCATTAGTAGCTTTCAGAGAGCTGCAGCCCGACAAGGTGGTGCTTGTGCATAATCATCCGAGCGGCGTTGTGAAGGCTTCTCGCGAAGATATGGCGCTACTGCATCATGTAGAAATGGCATTTGGCACAGAAAAGGTTGCCCCTGGTATCATCATTGATACGACCAGCGGCAAGTACGGTGAGTTCACAATGGAAGACCAATGGGAAGGTGAGCGTCCGGCAACGCAGGATGATGCAGTGCCTGTGAAGGTTTACAATTTCAGCCAGCAGGTGTTTGCTGAGGGTTGGAATCCAATGGAGGCCTTTCAAGCCGTTAGTTCCGCCGGCATTGCAGAGTTTATATCAAGTCACCGCCTTGGTAAGCATAAGAAGATGAGCCTGCTTGTTCTGAATACACAAAACAGGATTGTCGGTAATATCTTCCTGCCTTGGACGGACATGAAGGAAATGTTAGACAAGGGTGCAAAGGGGAAGAAAGCTGTTAATGAATTAGAGCGACTCCGTGAAGCCAGCCGTATGATGTCTGGCTATATCAATCAGATGGGTGGTGTCCGTGGTATCTTGTATGGTAACTATGGTTACGATAGAGACATTCTCGACCTATTGCAAGGCGATATGAAGAGCCTCAATACTCCTCTTATGGATGTGCTGCACATCATGGATGAAGGTGGCTACAGGAGCGCACGCGAGGATGGTGTCATGGAGCCTGCATCCGTGGAAAGCGCATGGGTTGGTGAACCTGAGGAAGATAGCCCGCGCTACAGCCTTGCCGAGCCTGCACCTGTCTATTACAGCAATGCCGAGAGGGCGGTTGAGGGCATCAAGCAGGAGAAGGCTACGCCTGAGCAGTGGCTTGCCATGATTGAGAAGGGTGGCGGCTTGAAGGCTGGTGAAGACAAGTGGCTTGGCCTGAGCGAGTGGCTGAGAGATGGCGGTAAGGACGACGCGGGGAAGCCGCGCCGCACGCTGACAAAGCAAGAGGTGCTGGAGTTCATCAGAGAGAATGAGATACAGGTGGAGGAGGTGAACTACTCGGAGGGGTCGGATAGCGAAGGCACTGCCGAGAAAGCAGTGTTCAATTTCACGAACAGTATGACTAATGAAGCTATAGCGTTGTCTAAGGCACAAAATATCGGACTCAAAGAAGCATCAGAAGCATTGCTTAATGAGCGATATGGCGATACTTGGGTTGAGTATCTAACAATCGACTCTATGGGCTTCATCCGTCCCGATGAATATGTATCGCCAGAGGAAATTGCAAGAGCCTTTGATGTGGAGTATGATGGCGGCGCTGAAAAGGTTATTGACAGCACCCGCCTAAACTATACCACCGAAGGTCTTGACAACAAGCGCGAGATTGCCTTGGTGGTGCCGAGTGTAGAGCCATGGAATGAAGACGATAGTGTTCACTTCGGCGATGCTGGAGAGGGTAGGGCCGTGGCGTGGGTTCGCTTCGGCGAGACGAGGACAAAGGAAGATAGCGAGATGGCAAGCCGCCATATTCTTGATGCTTTGGAGAAGAAGTATCAGAACACACGTGCCTTTGACCGCATGACGGATGAGGATGTGGCACGCTACCACTTTGCCAACTGGTTATACCATGGGAGCGATAAGAGCGAGCTTGACTTCTATGAGGAGGGCATGGCTACAGACCTTGGCGAGGAGCGTGCGAAGCGCGTGTATGACATCTTCCGCAAGATGATTGCTGACAATGAGAGCCGTCCCAATGAGCGCGTGCTGGTTATCGACGAGATACAGAGCAAGAGACACCAAGAGGGTAGAGAGAAAGGGTATAAAGGCAAAGAAGTTGAAAAGCTTAATGCCGATAGGACAAAGGCACTTGAAGCGAAAGCCGCTTTTGCAAAGACGTTGAGGGAAAAGTATGGTGATGACTACATCCAGAAAGAATGGAGTAAAGAAGAAACCGACAAATTTAATTCTTTGCAGTCTGATATAGACACGGCTAACGCAGCATTAAGCGAATACGAAGAGGCCAATGGATATTCTTACGATAAGATTCCCGATGCCCCCTTTGAGAAGAACTGGCATGAGCTGGCGATGAAGCGTATGCTGAGATACGCAGCCGAGAACGGCTACGACAAGGTGGCGTGGACGAAGGGTGAGCAGCAGGCGGAGAGATATAGTCTTTCAAAAGCATTTAACTCAGTAGAGAGGGAAGATAACCCAAATATCAAAGGAAGACGTTTTGTCTTTAGCGGCAATAATATTGAGAACTTTGTTGTTGACGAAGAAGGAAGGGTCATTGACTCTACTATCAATGATGCCAAAGGAAAGAACCTGTCTGAACTTGTAGGTAAGGATATGGCTGTAAGGCTGATGGGTTTGGAGAATGGTGATCTGGTAGAAGGTGAGAACCTTCGCATCGGTGGCGAAGGCATGAAGGGCTTCTACGATGAGATGCTGCCTCGCTTCATGAACAAGTATGGGAAGAAGTGGGGCGTGAAGGTCGGCGAAGTGGAGCTGCCTAATGTGGAGGAAGCTGGCCGCAAGATGTGGGCTGTTGACGTGACTCCTGAGATGAAGGAGAGCGTGCTGCAGGGTCAGCCGATGTTTACAAGGGCTGGCGCGCGTGTTGGCAGACCTACCAAGGCTGAGAAGGCGATGGTGGATGGTCTTGCCGATGTGCTGCGTGGCGTCGGTATTAAAGTGAGTACGGACACGGAAGCTGGTCAGCAGGTGCTTGATATGGCGAATGGGGATAAGGCCAAGTTCTTCCGCACACCTAATGGGCAGGCCTACGGCTTTGTGCTGAACGGCACGATATATATTGACCCGCGTATTGCCAAGGCTGATACGCCGATACATGAGTATGGCCATCTGTGGGTGCCTGCACTGCGGAACGCGAACCCGCAGGCATGGCAACGGCTGAAAGACCTGCTGCATGATGAGGAGGCTACGCTGAACTATGTGAAGAGCCTCTATCCCGACATAACGGATGAGGACGAGCTGATGGAGGAGGTCTTCAACCACTACAGCGGTAAGCGTGGCCGTGAGCGCCTGAATAAGGAGATGCGCGAGGAGATGAAGAAGGCCGACGGCATCTTCGAGAAGGCTATGGTGGGTCGCGTGTTCGCCACGATACGCGAGCTGCTGAACCGCTTCTGGCGCATGGCGCGTGACCTGTTTGCCGGTAAGGTGAAGGGTTTGGAGAAGCTGTCACTTGACGACTTCGCCGATATGGCGCTGAACGACCTGCTGAGAGGGTTCAAGCCTGGCGGTGAGAAGAAGAGCGACAAAGCATACAGGGAAGCCATTGAGAAGGGTGACAAGGTGGCGGCTCGCCGCATGGTGGATGAGGCAGTAAAGAAAGCTATGCCACAGACGAAAGTGGTTGATGAGAACGGAGCTCCGTTGGTCGTGTGGCATGGCACCACAGAGGATTTCACCGTATTTGACCGCACAAAGGGACGCGCGAACATGGATATTCAGGGAATGTTCTTCTCGCCGAGGCGCGATGATGCCCGTGGATATGGGGACAATGTGCGTCCATTCTACCTGAACATCAAGAATCCCGCCCCCTTCGGCGTTGCCCTTGGCGCATTGCGGAAGTTCCAGGGACAGGATAATGCAGGCGTAAAGGCACGGGAGTACCTTATCCAGCGTGGCTATGACGGCGTTAACAATGACAATGAGGAATACATTGCATTTTATCCCGAACAGATCAAGAGCGCCGATACAGAGACCTACGATGATGACGGCAAGCTGATCCCGTTGTCTGAGCGCTTTGATGCAGGAGCCAATGATATTCGCTTCCAGTTTGTCGGCGAGCGCGGTGCTGCTGAGGCTGACAGGGCAGAAGGTGTGGTGACGCGCACCAAGGGTCTTGCCACTGCGAAGCAGATGGAGAGTGGCGGCAAAGATGCCAAGGCTATCAAGCTGGCTACCGGCTGGGAGCGCGGCAAGGATGGCAAGTGGCGGTATGAGATACCCGACTTGAAGCTCACATTGAGTCCTTACTATACGGGCGAGACGAAGCTGGGTGACATCGTGGATGCACCAGAGTTGTTTGCGGCATATCCTGATTTGAAGGATATAAATGTAGAGGTTGGTGAGAATCCTCTTTCCCGCGTCAAAGGTAGCACCGGCATCAAGAGGATTAAGGATGGTGGCATCTACGAGCGTGCGAAAGGTAATATTGAGAATTACCCGACCTACGAAGACTACAGAGCTCATCTTGAAGCGAAGAAGGAAAAGTATCTTAAGAAGATTGAGGAGCAAGGCGATGCAGAATTGCTCGAAGATACAAGGAATTGGATGGATGATGCTATCGCACGTTCCAAGGAGAAATACGATAATTGGGCTTATGTTGCTTCACATCCTAACGAGATAACGAGCATCGACATATATCTCAACAATGATGGTTCCAGCGACCTCGCGTCGGTTCTCATACATGAACTGCAGCACGTCATTCAGGGAAAGGAGGGCTTTGCCCGTGGTGGTAACATCCGAAGCATCCTTGATGATATAGAAGTGCGTGACACATTCATCCGCGAGGTGCGTTCAGATCTTGCCAATGTCGAGGAACTATTGGCCAAGGTGCAGTATAATAAACAACATGATGAGGAGGTTGCTATCATTGCCGGACTGCTTGGTAAGAGCGAAGAGGATGCCCGCGCGTACCTTAATGCAGAAGAGGCCCGCCTGAAGTTGAAGAAGCTCAACTTCGAGCACTTGTTTGAGATGCTGGAGAATGAGAATATGTCTCATGAGAAGGCTTTTGAATACTACCAGCGTATTGCAGGCGAGGTGGAGGCCAGGAACGCGCAACGCCGTGCTGGCATGAGTGCCGAGGAGCGCCGTGCAAGCCTTGCAGAAGAGACGGAAGACCGCCGACGCGATGAGCAGATTGTGACGTATGGAGATGGTGGGTCGGCATCGGAATCTTACGTGCCATTTACTACGCGTGACAAGAAGGTTGCACGAGATGAATATGAGCGAATGGTTGCCAGTGGCAGCTATCAGTTCAAGGAGGCCGTGCAGGATTCCATGTTGGGGCTGCGCAAGGCTTATGAGGCTATTCTCGGAAAAGGTGCGAAGATTGAAGATGTGCCCGCCAGCCAGAATGCCTATATCGCAGAGAATAGTATGAGTAGCCGCAACCTTGCGCAGCAGCATGAGTTCAAGGTGAAATTTATGGATCCTCTGTTGGAGGAGGTTGGTAAACTCGCCAAGACAGATGAGGATCGCCAGCAGCTCACGGACTACATGATGGCTAAACATGGTCTGGAGCGCAACAGGGTCTTTGCTGAGCGCGATGCCAAGAGGGAAACGGATGAGATTGTCGCCAAGTTAGACCGCCAGCTCCAGCGCAAAGTGCTTACAGACGAGGAGCGCAAAGAGCTGACGGGTAAGCGCAACTACGAGGCAACGAAAGGATATGCCAAGCGCCTTGCTGATGCGCAACAGAAGGACTACGCAGGCTTGACAGCCCTGACGGGTGAGAGCGCGGTCGCAGATGCCGAGGCCAAGGCACGCGAGATGGTAGCCGCCTATGAGGGCGTACATGATACCTCAGATCTGTGGAAGGCTGTACGCCGTGCGACTAATGAGACGCTTCGCAAGCAGCTTCAAGGCGATATCATCAGTCGTAGCTCCTATGATCAGCTGTTGAATATGTTTGAGTACTATATCCCACTTCGAGGCTGGGATGAAACGACCAGCGATGAGGTCTATGGTTATTTTGGTAACAGCAATACTCGTTTCGGCAGCATCATGAAACATGCAGAGGGTCGAAGCAGCAAGGCTGATGACCCGATTGCAACCATTGCGATGATGGCTGATGACGGCATCCGGCAGGCCAATAGGAACGACATGAAGCAACGTTTCCTCAACTTCGTAATGGTCCACCCGAGCGACCTTTTCAGCGTCAATAGTATGTGGTTCCAGCATAATGATGTCACGGATGAGTGGGAGCCTGTCTTCCCAGTATTCGACAAGAACGATAGCCCTGCCACTATTTCCCGCAAGGTTGAGGAGTTCGAGGAACACATGAAGCAGCTCGCGGCCGAGAATCCTGATAAATACAAGCATGGAAAGGATGCTACTACGATTCCCTACAAGGTGGTCATGAATAACCTCAGCGAGCACCAAGTGATTGTGAAGCGCAACGGCAACTTGTACGTTATCACGGTCAACGGCAATCCGCGTGTAGCTCAGGCGTTGAACGGTATCACCAATCCCGATGTGCAAGCTGAGGGCGCTGTAGGCAACATCCTCGAAGGAGCCAACAAGGTCAACCGTTTCATCAGCAACGTCTATACGACGGCGAATCCCGAGTTTGTGGTGTCCAACTATCTGCGCGACCTTATCTACTCTACAACGATGTCATGGGTGAAGGAGAATCCGCGTTACGCACTGGCTTTCCACAAGAACGTCGCCAAGGTGAATCCCGTTGTAATGACGAGCCTCATGAAGAAGTGGCGCGATGGCACCCTTGACACCTCCAAGCCGCTGGAGGCGGCCTTTAGCGAGTTCATGCATAATGGCGGCGAAACAGGCTTCACGAATATCCGCGATATAGAATCCTACAAGAACGAAGTCGCCGATGAAATCAAGAAGCAGAACAGCCCAGCACGCAAGAAGCTGATGGCCATTGCAGCGGCCTTTGACTTGGTGAACAAGGGCGTTGAGAACAGCGCCCGCTTCGCAGCCTTCCTCACATCGAAGGAGATGGGGCGCAGCACGGAGCGCAGCATCCATGACGCTAAGGAGGTCAGCGTGAACTTCAACAAGAAGGGTAGTGGCGGCAAGATGGTGAATGCAACAGGGCAGACGGGCCTCGGTAAGTTCGGTTCCTATGTGAGCGGCCTCGGTCGTGCGCTGTATGTCTTCTGGAACGCTGGCGTGCAGGGTCTGACGAATATTGCCCGTGCTGCCAAGCGCAATAAGGGTAAGTTTGCAGGCTTCTTTGCCACTCAGTTTGCAATGGGTGCGTTTATTCCCATTCTCAACAGTCTCATTCAGTCTGCTTTTGGCGACGACGATGACGATGACAAGAATGCCTACTACAATCTGCCCGAGTATCTGCGCCGGAGCAATATCTGCATCTGGAATCCGTTCAATAATAATTGGATCACCATTCCGCTGCCTATTGAGTTCCGTGCCATCTATGGCTTGGGCGAGTTGGCAACGGGTGTTATCAGCGGCAAGGAGCGCTACAGCGACGGCGAGCTTGCTGCGCAGACGCTGGGGCAGCTCAGCCAGATTCTGCCTATTGACTTCATGGAAGGTGGTGGCGGTATGAATGCGTTTATACCGAGCTTGGCAAAACCCGTGGTGGAGGCCTCTCAAAACGAGACATGGACGGGCCTTCCCCTCTATAAGGAAACGCCCTGGAACGAGACAGACCCCGAATGGACAAAGGCCTACTCCAATACCGACAAGACACTTGTGGGTATCACCAAGTGGCTGAACGAGGCTACAGGCGGCGATGACTTCAAGAGTGGTGCAGTTGACATCAACCCGGCACAGGTGGAGTATCTGCTGAATGGCTACTTCGGCGGCTACTTCAATACGGTGGACAAGTTGAAGAAGATGGGCGAGACTGCTTTGGGTGATCGTGACTTCGACTGGCGCAATATGCTTATTGCAAGCCGTGTCATCAAGACAGGCGATGATCGCACAGAGGCACGCAAGCTGCTTAATGACTACTATAAGTATAAGGCCGAAGCCGAGGAAATAGGCAAGCTGGCAAAGGAATATGAGAAAGCCGCCAAGGATGATATCTTCGGCTATGCAGAGCGTATCGACTTCCTCTACCATTCGCCTGAATACCTGCAGTACCAAATCTTCCAGAAGTATGCCGACGAGATTGAGGAGTACGACAAGGCCATCAAGTCCGTTAGCGATGAAGATACGAAGAAGCTGTTGAAGGATATGCGTACGGGTGTCATCCGTACAATGGTTGATGAGATTCATGCTGCAGAGGATAGCGGCCAGCGCGCTTCCAAAGACTTTGACGGCACCATGGACTATAAGGAGATCTACGAACGGCAGCGCACGGATGACGATATTCTTGAAGACACATACCTTAACATTGCCAAGCGCAAGGCTAAGGCTGCTGGCGACAAGCAGGCGTACAAGGACATCGACAGATGGCAGCGCCATATCACGGCGACAAAGAAGAACGTGCTCGGTTCCAGTATGACTACCGACGAGGCTATGGATGTGGTCCGCGGCGAGAGGCGCAAGGCCTTTGAGCAGTTGGGCATTTCCCTACCGGGGGCGAGCGATTAAGACCTTGCTCTTTTCGGTTTTCTCACCTGTGAGAAACGGCGATGGAGCATGGTGCGTGAAAATAATGGGGCGGCAGGCGTATTCCTGCCGCCCCTCTCCACGTGTACGGGGCACGTCTCTCATAAAATGTAGGTGAGATGAATGTGGGTGGTACTACTTAATTTTTGTGGTGAGATACTATTTAACGAATGCAGATTTCCTTTCTCAGGCTACAGCCTGGTCTTTTTGAGTTTTCAAATTCTGTATGGCTTGCTTGACGTTGAAGTTGGTGGCTTTGAGCTCTGTGATGAAGCGTCGGCCTTTCTCCGTCCAAACGGTGTAGATGTTGGTGGACACGGTGCCGTCCGACCGGGTGTAGGTGGAGGTTCGCGTGGTGTGCAGGAGCCAGCCGGAGTAGGGGGCGTGCAGTAGCCATTGTCCTGACTGGCGGTAGATGATGCCTGCTGCCTTCAGCTTCTCGGTGAGTTCTCCCACGTTCATGCCGAGGCTCTTGGCGACCTGCGTAGTGGTGAGGCTGTTGACGGATTGTAGGGTCTGGTCGTAGTAGCTGACCTTGGGGGCTGCTGCTGTGAGCTCCTGCTGCTGATGGGCGAGGGTCTCATCCTTCTGCTCTATGAGCTGCGCCTGCGCTGCGGTCTCTGCTTCGAGCTGGTTGATGCGCTGCTCTCGGCGAGATAGTGTGTCCTGTGCGATGGCGAGGGCGCGAGCCATGATCTCTGCATCTGACAGCTGGGGCGCGTCCACCATGTAGCCGCCACTCTTGCGGATGGAAGGGAGGACTTCTGAGGTGACCCACTTGCGGAACTTCTTGGCCGAGGGCTTGCGGCTGTCAAGGATGACATCGTAAAGACCGTCTTCGGTGATGAAGTTAACCCGCTGTATGCGACCGAGGTTATCTGGGATGGGGTCGGTTGAAACGACCCCATCGTCAAGTCGTGACCGAACATGATTTGCTCTTAGGTCTAAAGCCTTGCACGCATCGACGAGGCAGAACAGTGGCTGCTCAGGTGTCCCGGCTGTTCGTACCGTCCCAAACTCGGGATGGTTGAAGATCTGAATGTCGGTATTCATGACGGGATGGTATTAAAGAATTTTACGAGGTCAAGGGCATAGTAAACGCTGGTGGAGCTCACATCGTGCAGCACATCGTCTGAGGTGCTGAGGTTCTGGAGTACATCGATGAGTGCGTCGCGGTACCATTCCATGTATTCGGCGTTGCAGCATTCATCGAAGATGAGTGCGTAGCGGCGTTTGCCTTCGATGTCGATAGTGGTTAGGGCTCCATGCTGGAGATCCTGACCGATGGCGAGGTTGACGTTTGCCCCGACTGCGCCCTCTTGGACGGCTGTGCTTTGACTTGTTCTCATTTGTCTATTAGTTTTGAACAATAAAAAACTGCGCAAGTGCTGTTCAGGAACTAATAGCGAATCCTCCGGGGCGTTACCGCTACCCGACACTTGTGCAGTCAAATTGGGTTGACTATTCGTTAAGTAGTAGGCACAAAAATAGCCGCTTGTGGCGGCGGTAGTTCGTACCGCTATTAGATTTGAACGCTGCAAAGGTATGGGTAATATTTATTGTGCGCAAGTAATTTCGCGGAAAAATGTACCTTTTATGCCGAAGAACATAAAAGTGTGGTGCTATTTGAAGGTCTTGACCTTATCGCCTTAAGGACTTGCCCTTATCGCCTTAAGGTCTTGACCTTATTTCTGTAGGGTATAATGATATGATAAAGATAAAAACGGGAAATGGGGAGGTGGCTGTATATTTGCCACCAAAAATTTCCTGATTATGGCAGAGAGATTATTATCCATGAAGAAGGTCCATCCGATAGGCGAGATGGACACGGTAAAGGAGGCGAAAAAGTTTGGTAACAGCAGGGCCTTTGATGTCCTGATGGAGGGCCAGCTATACTGGAATAATATGTCGCAGTTCCGCAAGGACAGAGAACGTAACAAACGTTACACCTACGGCGACCAATGGGGTGACATCATCCAAGTTGACGGAAGAAGCACAACCGAGGAGGAGTATATCAAGAGCCAGGGCAATGTTCCTTTGAAGAATAACCTTATTCGTAGGTTGGTGAAAAAGGTTCTTGGTGAATACCGCGGACAGAATAAGGAGCCTGTATGTACCGCGCGCGACCGCGACGAGCAGGCGCTTGGCGAATCGCTGAGCACGCTGTTGCAATACAATATGCAGCTCAATCGCATGGCAGAGGTGTACGCCCGTTCTATGGAAGAGTTTTTAATCGGCGGCTTTGTAGTGAACCGTAAGTGGTATGGCTGGCGTAATGACCGGCTCGACTGCTGGACGGACTATGTTCAGCCTAACAACTTCATCATAGATTCCAATATGCGTGACTTCCGTGGCTGGGATTGCTCATTTGTCGGTGAGATTCACGATGTCAGCTTCGATAAGGTTTGTGAGATGTTCGCCCATAATCCTAACGACTATGCCCGTTTGCGTGACATCTACGCTGCTTCACATAATCGCCATGCTTTGAGCTACCAATATGAGCGTTTCGGATATAACAGCCGCCAAAGCGACCTCGATTTCTTGCTTACGTCAGACCCAACACGATGCCGTGTCGTTGAGATATGGCGCAAGGAGAGTAAGCCGCGCTACCGCTGCCATGACTACAATAGTGGTGATGTGTTCAAGATAGATACAGAAGACTACGATGCTATGGTGGCAGATGTTAATGCCTCGCGTCTGAAACGCGGTCTTGAAGCAGGAATGGAAGCGGATGACATACCTATGATCAAGGCCGAATGGTTCATGGATGAGTATTGGTACTACTACTATCTGACACCCTTTGGTGATATTCTGGATGAGGGTGAGACACCTTATGCCCACAAGGGCCATCCGTATGTGTTCAAGGCATATCCCTATATCGACGGTGAGATACACAGCTTTGTGGCTGATGTCATCGACCAGCAGCGTTACACCAACCGCCTTATCACGCTTTACGACTGGATTATGCGAGCCAGCGCGAAGGGTCTTCTTATGATTCCTGAGCAGGTGCTGGAGGGCAGTAGTATGAGCATTGAAGAGATTGCCGAGGAGTGGTCTCGCTTCAACGGTGTCATCGTGTACAAGGCTAAGCCCAATATCCCCATTCCACAGCAGGTTGCCAACAACTCTACAAATATCGGCATCAATGAGCTGCTGCAGGTGCAACTGAAGTTCTTTGAGGACATCAGCGGTGTCAATCCTGCATTGCAAGGTAAGTCCAGCTATTCAGGCGAGAGCGGCAGCCACGCCCAGATTATGGCGCAGAATGCAGCCACCTCGCTGCTTGACATTTTTGAAAGCTTCTCAGACTTTGTTGTCGATAGTGCTTACAAGGATGTCAAGAATATCCAGCAGTACTACGATGCGAAGCGTGTCGTTAATATTGTTGGCAAGGATGGAAAATCGAAGGACGCAGACGCGAAGCGTGTCCTTGATATGGAGTGTGACATCAGTATTACTGAGAGCACCTCCACCAATACCTACCGAGAGTATGCTAATGAGTTCCTTCTTAGGATATGGGAGGCGGGCCAAATCTCTTTGGAGCAGCTGCTTGAAAATGGCAAATTCCCATTTGGAGACAAACTCCTCCAAAGCATCAGGAGCCAGAAGGAGCAGCTGCAGAACGGCGAGGTTCCGCAGGGCCTGTCGCCTGAGCTGCAGCAGCAGGTACAGCAGGGTACGAATATGGAGGCTGCGAACCAGCTATATGGTGCCATAAGGGGAGCCGCATGACGGAATCGTACTGTGTGCCACACGACAGAGGGGCGTGCCAAAGTCGGCCGCCCCTCTGTTGGTTATATCGTGGCGGCAGATATGGCTTTCTTCTTGGGTGCTACTATGGCGTGACGCTTGACTATTCGCGGCATCTCCATTTCATGATAGCATACCTGCATACCGATGGCTCGTGTCATGAGGCGGTCGTCATGATAGCCCTCCATTGCTTCATAGCCGTTTTTCTCTGTTTCAATGTATGTGAGGTATTCATCCAAGCATTTCTCTTCTCGTTCTATATAGAGATGTTCTCGAACGATTGTTTTAAGGTTGAGTATAATAGCTGGTTTGGTGACTTTATTCGTATGGAAGCCGAACTTGCGCGGCACACCTTCCTTGATGTCCTCTGCGCTCTGCTTGCGTGCGTAGAGGTTGTCGCCGTAGGCATCGTGGATGAGTGTCAGGATGTATTCAGCTTCGCCCTTGGTATTATTTGTTTCAAGGGTGTTGGACTCGATGACGAGGAGCGCGTTGTTGTAGTATGTGGCCACCTGTGCCGCTTTCCATGCCAGTTTATCCATGTCGATATGGCCATGCCATTCTGCTACTACCGTAGGCGGCTCTCCGTCTATCATGTAGAGACGGTCTATAACGAGGATGTCTGCGAAGTCGGCGTTCTTGGTGTGTCCCTTGCAGACATCAACGATGACGAGGTATCTGTTCAACACAGTTTCTTCGTCGTCTTTTTCCACGTCCTGCCACATGTAGAAGCGTCCGTTCTCCTCCTTTCGGAAGCGCACGTTCTTTAAGGCATCCTCACCATCATCAGCGCGCCCATATATTTCGCCTATCCACTTTGGCGGTTTGCAGTCGTGACGGAACTTCTTAACGTCTTCATTAGAGAATACATGTCTTCCAGAGAATGCAAACGCTTCGACATCATTTGATGGAATTTCGGATGCCATGTCAGCATGACTCTCACATTTAGATCTTTCAAGAATATACCAGTTAATACCTTCAAGAGTTGCACCATGTTCCCATAGATACCAGAGATAGGAGCCCGGCTCTTCGCGATTAGATTTTACTACCTGGTTATTTCTGTTGTTGTATAGCTTTTTTGCAAACTCAATTTTTTCCTCTTCGCTTTCAAACTCCATTGAGTCCCATTCAACATCCATCCACGGAATGAACAAAGCCTCAAATTGCGAATTACCATCCTTCGCCGCAAGATATTCTTTATGAAAGAAGTTTCCTGTGCCATTGGCGGTTGATTCGTATACAATCATTGTGTAGGGCTTGTATAGAATGCCTTGGCACGCTGAGCGTACAATCTTTTCTGGCGTTTTCTTTTCGGTGGCATCCCACAAACCGACTTCGGAGAAGTGGGCTAATGAATAAGCGTCGCCTCGTATAGCGTCAGGTGCCTCATAGGATGCAATAGTGATAGTGCAATCACGCTGTGGTATTTTCTTATAGTCGCCTGAGAGTCCGACATTCACCATTGTCTTCTCATTCTTATTATATTCCTCTCCAAGTTTGTATAACATATCAAGAGGATAGTGCTCTAAGGCTCTATCATACATTGCCTTGATGGCAAACGATGTCTTTTTTCGCTGTGATACAATAACAGAGTTTAATCCAGTCTTATGAACAAGCTGTAGCCATGCCATGTACAGTTGTATGCATGTGGAGCCGCCCCACTGACGAGTTTTCAGCAGAATGATTCTGATTGGCTTCCCAGCCAACCTCATTTCTTCAAGCTTTGAGACCAGTTTTCTTTGTGCACGATTCAGTCGAAAAAGGATTTCTCCTTCTCCTGGAATCTTTGAAAGAACATATATGAATAATGCTGCCCAGAAAGCAAAATCATACTTTGTTCGCAGTCGTACAAACTGCTCAATGACCTTCTGCTTGTTCTCGTCTGTTAGCTCAGCGCCAATATCCTTTAGGAACTGTTCAATGGATCCAGCAGCAATCAGCTGTTTTACCAGCGGCACGCGCATCATCCTCTTGGGGATGTACTGCACGTGAATAGGGGAATCTGGGATTTCCAGCTTGACGCGCTCGCCGATAGAGCCCTCCCCAGTGATGGGGTTGAATTTGGCTCTGATGGCGACGTTGCGTCGATCGTTCTCCTTGATGATGTTATCGACTTCCTTTGTCATCATTTTCGTGGCATCCAGAAACAGTGGTTGAGTCTTTGTTTTGTTTCTTCCAGGCGTTTCCTTTTAGCGTTTTGTACATACATTCGCGCCGTTTCCGGCTCCATAAAGAATTGTGGCGCTCCCTGATATACAATTATAAAAGCAAGTTCTTGGATTGTTTTCTCGGGCATCCTCTTACGCAGGGCCTCAAACCTCCTGAAAATTTCCTCATACATCTCCCTCTTTTTTCGTTTCATGCTCCGCAGCGTATCTTTTCCTCTGACAATATCAGATATGACAATCGCAGCGCGCTCTCCCGAGACCCAGAATCGCGACGACGGTTGCAGTACAAGTTGCTTGTAAATATTTCCAAGGTCAATCTCTGACGATTGGCCTATTAACGTTTTGAAGGTTCGCAGCAACTCCTTGCCACGCTCTTCTTCGTATTCAAAACGGCAGCCGGTGTGCTTCATCTTTTGTTGGGTAAGTTTGTGCAAAATTATCAAATGTCGCGATAAAGATAAAATTCAGAGAGATGAAAAGAAGCCTATTTTTGTAGCGTTAATCAACATTCAAAGTGAAACAAATAATGGAAGCTACTGACAATAAGCCTGTTAAGACTGGGCGCGAAATGCTTTTGTCGCGTCTTCAGGAGCGTTACCCTGACAAGGAATTTGCTGACGATGAGGCGCTATTCTCGCAAATTGGTGAAGATTATGATGCCAGTGACGCCAAAATGAAGGAGTACCAGGATCGCGAGAAATCGCTTTCTGACATGTTCTCAGCCGACCCGCGTAGTGCCGCATTTCTCTCGAAATGGCTTGAAGGTGGAGATCCTGTTGTAGAGTTTGTGCGCCGATGGGGGCGTGAGGCTCTCGAGGATCCTGAGAAGCTGGATGCTATCACGGAAGCCAACAAGGAATTTCTTGAGCGTACGGCCAAGGCAAAGGAGTTGGACGAGCTCTATGAGCAGAACCTTCAGGAGAGTAATGCTCTCATGGATGCCATCAAGGCAGAGGGTAATGTCAGCGAGGAGCAGCTTGACGCAGCCCTTGCCTTGTTAATTGGAATTGCCAATGACGGCATTGTAGGCAAGTTCACCCGCGAAAGTCTTGAAATGGCCCTGAAAGCCATCAATCATGATGAAGACGTTGCTACTGCTAATCACGAGGGCCTTGTTCAAGGTAAAAACACCAAAGTAGAAGAGAAGCTTAGAAAGGCGAAATCCGGTGACGGTGCGCCTTCTCTTGCTGGTTCCAACGGCAGCGCCGCTCCGCCGAAGAAGCGACTTAACATTTTTGACTACGCAGCGGCCGCAGGCTAAGTATTCCATGAGTATAAAAGTGACATTGCCTGAGCCCCGAGATTACACACCTGCCAAAGGAACAGCAGGCTTGCAGACTCAAATAGGTTGCGCTCCTACCACAGTGAGCGGACTGATGGAGGCGAGCAAAGCTGTTGGCAATACAAGCTTTGTCCAAAAAGCTATAGGATAGAAATCAAGTATTAACCTGTTAAATCAAGAAGAAATGAGTGAGCAAGTAACTCCTACCCAGACACAGAACTCTGGGAGCGCAAGCACCCCCACAAGCACGGTTCCCACCACCGCAGCAGGCTCTGCCGGACTGCAAACCCAAATGGGCGGTGCTCCCACCACTGTCAGCGGCGTACAGAACGCCACCGGCGGCATGGGTGAACTTGTCCTACCCGAAGTGGACAAGAGAATATTCCTGTTTGAGAGCGATAGAAACGCTTTCATGCAGCTCATGCTGAAAGCCAAGCGCGTCAACGTGAAGAGCATGGAAGTGAAGCACTACGCTATCGACCAGAGTACACCGATGGTCACTGTTGCGTCTGTCAACAACGCCACAGGTGAAATCACGCTCGTCAATGCCGACAAGGGCAAGGTTCGCGCCTACGACACCCTGAAGGTGAAAGGTGTGAAGGGCTATGACTACGTGACCGGCACAGGCAACGTGAAGAACCGCCGTCCCCTGCAGCTCTTCGTTCTCAGTGTGAGTGCCGCGGGCGTTATCACCTGCGTTGCCCAGAACGGTATCAAGCAAGCTGCCACAGACCAGTACGGCTCTCTCCCCACCACACAGAGCACCGACAGTTCGGCATGGGACTACAACAACACCAATGTCATTGCTGCTGGCACCAAGATGGTTCGCATGGCCAACCGTCTCTACGAGACTCAGAAGTGGGTGGATCCCAACACCGTCATCCCCGTCCCCGATGATCTGTATCTGCAGAAGCGCGGCATGACCAACATCGTGTCGAAGTATCTCGCAGACCAGAACATGGAGATTCCCTACGAGGAAGCCATCAAGGCCGAGGTCCAGCTCCGTGAGTTCAAGGCTCAGGGCAACCGTACCCTCATCGACTCCCAGCAGCACAAGATGCTTGTCCGTTCCAGCATGGGCGACGACCAGTGGGACTATGCCACCAACGGTGTGCGCTGGCAGGTGAAGCGCGAGCTCAAACACAAAGGCAAGTGGACGGCCGAAGACCTCATTGCCCTCGTTAAGCTGTACTACGGTGGTGCCGACAAGCCCAAGAGTGGTCTGTTTCTGTGTGGCGACAACCTGGGCCTGAATCTACAGCTCATCGACTGGACGGGTCACCCCGAGGTCATCCTGTCACCCTATAAGAACGACACCCTTGGCTGGGAGGTCACCAAGTTCCACTGCCTGTTTGGTGACATCCAGATTGCCATCGAGCCCGGCCTGAATGAGTGCGGCTACGAGAACAGCGGTATTCTCATTGGCGAGAACCGCCTCGTCCACTATGTTCGCAAGGGCGAGTCGAGCTACACCGAGGACGTCGAGGGCGAAGAGGCTACACGCGACGGCATCCTTGTGAGCGATGCCCTCGGTCTGAAGGGCGGTTGCCACATTTGGATCGACGGCGGCGACGACGATGACGACACCACCGCACCCAACGCTCAGGAGTTCCGTCTTTGGGGCAGCTCCTCGGCTCCCACAGGCGGCGACCTTGAAAATGTGACCTACGTGTTCGCCAAGGCGCTGACCATCACAGACGGCAGCACCACGATAGCTGTTGAGGCAGGCGATGCCTACACCTACAACTCCTCGGCCGCCAGCGGTTCGAAGTGGACGAAGTACTACGGGCCTATCTCGGCTCAGTAAACCAACGGCCATCCACGAGATGATTCAGAGGGGACGGACAGCAGCCTAAGCCGTCCGTCCCCTGTTCAATTAAACGCCAAAAACATATTTATTATGACAATTAAGACCTATGCAATACACGGCCTGTCAGAATGGCATGGCGATGTGAAAGCGGGCACCGTGTCGGTACGAGTGTCGTTCACCGGTGGTACGGCTTCGCCAAGCGGCGCTCTGCCAGCATATTTCGTAACCAAAGACCCCGTGACGCAGTTCGTCCTCGAGAACAGCAAGGAGTTCAAGAACGGTTTTATTCGTTTGGAGATGCAGCAGACTATAGCAGGAGAACACCCTCGCATGGCTGTGCAAAAGCCAGCTCCTGCAACTCCTGTTGTTACTCCTGTTTCAACGCCCCCCGAAGTTGTTCCGCCTGTAGTAGAAGAACCTGCTGAGGACGCCTCTGCATCAACTACTGCAGAAGCAGGTGGCGAACACCTCCCTCAGGAGGTGGAGTTCGACAATAACGAGGACGCTAAGGATTATTTTGCAGAGCACTATGGGGTGAGCCGCACAAGACTGCGCACACGCTCTGCCATTGAAGAAGTGGCCAACAGCCTTAACGTGAAGGTTACCTGGAAAGAATAGAACTATTATGGAATACACGGTCTCAGAACTCATCACCGAGGTTAAGGTGGCGCTGGATCAGAACACGAGCAGCACAGCGCTGAGTGGTCTTGGCGACGTTGATACGTTGACGTTGGACGAGATTATCCGCAGCAAGTTAACTGATGCGGCACGTATTGTTCTGGAATCATCCCCATTGGAGATGCTTGGGCAGGGTAGGGCCTTTGGCGACTCCGTAGGCTGGGATATGCATAGGGGTTATGGCAGCGGTCACATCCTTCTTCCTGATGATTTTCTGAGGCTGCTGGTATTCCAGATGAGCGATTGGTCGATGGCTGTCACACAACCTATCACGGACAGCGACCCTCGCTATGCGATGCAAAAGAGCCGTTTCCCTGGTGTCCGAGGATGCCCACAGAAGCCCGTGGTGGCCATTGTGAAGCAGCCCATCGGCACGGTGCTGGAGTTTTACTCCTGCACTCAGGGGGAGGGCGTATATATCAAGATGGCTCGGTATATCCCGGTTCCGACCATCGAACGTGTTGAAGTACCAGGGAGCGCGGCACAGGTGGAGGTTATCGACTTACCGCCTCTGTTGCATCGCGCCGTGGTCTATGAGGCTGGTAGGCTTGTCGCTGTCTCTATCGGAGATTTGGAGCAGGCTAAGAAGCTGGAGGCTGTGGCAGCAGAGTTGGCAGGTGTGGCATCTGTTGCTGCACAGGCGCAACCCACAGGACAGGCATAAACAGAAACAATATATAAGCAATGGATATTCATAGACTTCCTAAGAATTACGCAACCATCAGTGAGGTATGGGCCGACTATCCGAATGGTGGTAATGAGGGCGATTACTTTTACCTGACAAGTAGTCCTTATCCTGCAACGCCTGAGAATACAAAACACAGGTGGAACAAGTACGCCCAGGTGTGGGAGATTGCCGATGTTGTCATTGATGAATCGGCGCGCGAGACCACGACCTTCTCAGACCTGCACGTACATAACGACCTTCATGTTGGTGGTGTTGTCGTTGCAGGTTCCATCAAGAGCTTAGACAAGGGAATCTTTGAGAGTGTTGCGGAGCTGAATGCCGCCTATCCCCATCCTGACAAGGGTTGGTATGCAGCTGTCGTGAATACCAGCACGACCCCCTCTTCTTTGGTGGTCTATCTTTCCAAGCTCGTAAATGGAGTCTATGTGTGGACAGCTACAGGTGCAGCCCCCATTTACTCTATTGCTACTACTGATGAGATAAATGCGTGGCTTACCCAGGTGGCTTCCGCTTTCGATCTCAACAACAGGGTCTTCGACCTTGACGGCCGGAAGTTGCGTTACATCTTTGATACCTATGTGTTCGCTGCAGACGCTCAGCTGCGGATTGATGTCGATTCCAAGTATCAGAAGCCGAGTGGCGGCGTGCCCGTGAGTGATTTGGAAAGCTTCATTACTTGCGATGTAGATGCCAATGCAATCCTTGGGCCGCAGTCGGATGCTGTCAAGTTTGCTATACAACACGTTCGGGAACAATTGTCCCAACAACATAGTAAATATGTATTCATACCATCTGGAGGCGGTGCCTTCCTTGGCGTCGGGGCTACGACTGGCGGGGAATTTAACCTTTCCTTTGTCTATGCAAAGAGCTTGGTGTACGTCACGGCTGACAGTTCAGACAATTACACGGTCAGCACCTATGCAGTAGATGCCATTCCCAAGACCCAATTAGCCTCCACTGTTCAGACATCATTGGGAAAGGCTGATACGGCTTATCAGAAGCCGAGTGGCGGCGTGCCAAAGAGCGACCTTGCCTCCACTGTTCAGACATCATTGGGAAAGGCTGATACGGCTTATC